GTGATCCCGCGATGCACCGTCGGCGAGCTGATCGATGAGGGAATCCGGACCACGCGCCACTGTGAGTGCTGCGGCGACTTCGCCGACGTCGATCTGCAGCGCATCGCCGCCGTTAAGGGGCGCGACTTCTCCCTGGTCGATCGCCTGCCGTTCTGCACCAACGGCGACTGCCTGGGCATGATCCGGTTTCAGATCCACCGGGGCCTTCGCGCCCAATGGCTGCTGACCCCAGACGGGGCCGCGCGGTTTCAGGCGCACAGCGACTGGCTGTTCACCTATCGACAGGTCCAAAGCCGACGCGCGGCCCAGAGGGCGGCGCGGCGGACTCCACAAACCTGACGCGCCGTGTCAGCGTTCGCCCATGTGCAACCTTTATCGCCAGCGCACCGGCCCCCAGGCCATCATGGACATGGCAAAGGCCATGACGTCCTCGGTCGGCAACCTGGCGCCGGGCGACATCTATCCTGATTACGCCGCGCCGATCGTCCGGAATGATGCGAACGGCGTGCGCGAACTGGCCCTGGCCCGCTGGGGCATGCCGTCGTCGTCCAGGGCCGTCTATGAAGCGGCGACCAAGCGCGCGGACAAGCTGCGCGCCAAGGGGACCGAGTTCGACTTTCAGGAGCTGCTGAAGAGGGAGCCGGACAGCGGCACGACCAATGTCCGCAACACCGCCTCGGCCCATTGGAAACGCTGGCTGGAGCCGGCCCACCGTTGCCTGGTCCCCTTCACGGCCTTCAGCGAGCCTGGCCGCGACGCCGCCGGCAAATACCGGCCGGTGTGGTTCAAGCTGGCCGGCGACGATCCCGAGCCCCTGGCCTTCTTCGCCGGCATCCACCTTCAGGGCTGGCAGGGCGTGCGCAAGATCAAGACCGGCTGGGAAACCGCCGACCTCTTCGCCTTCCTGACGACCGACCCCAGCGAGCCGGTTAAGTCGGTCCACCCCAAGGCCATGCCGGTAATCCTGACGCAGCCGGACGAGATCGAGACGTGGATGACGGCGCCGTGGTCAGAGACGAAGGCCCTTCAGCGGGCGCTGCCGGACGGAGCGTTGGCGGCGCTAAGATAAAGACCTAAAGAGACCTGAAATATCGCCAGTACCAATTCTTTCCTGCAACAGCGCATACGGCTCGCCTGAGCGCTTGCCCGTCAGCCTCGATCTCATCGGGAGACGCGAGAGAGGCGTCGCCCTCACACGGGTCAAACTTGGCCAGATGACGAGAGAACAGCGCAAGGCAGGTGGCAACGTTTGCGTACCCCGGCCGAGTTCCCATAAGGCGCTTCAAATTTCGCCCCAGCCTGTACCGACGTTCAAAGAGGGCGGCAGTGTCGGTGGATCCGGCCTCCAACCCGCCGCCCCGAACCTTTGCAAGGCCCACGGCGCTGTCGATTAAGTCGTCCAAACGGCCGAGTTCTGCGTCTACCGCCACCATGAAGCGTCTGGCGTAGGCGTGTCCAATGCCCATCAAGAGACTGACCGTGCCTCCCGTCAGCGCGCCAGTCAGTGCTCCACCCAGGCTATCGGCCAACTTTCAGTGCACCAAGCCTGCGTCGCGCACGTACTCCTTCACCTCATCGATGTAGGACGGATCATCGTCGGACTTGATTTTGACCTGCTGCAAGATCCGCTCCACCTCGAGGCCGGCGCGCACCAACCCTCCGAAGGCTTCTTCTAGGAACGAGGGGGACAGGCCGCTCGTCCCATCAAGATCCACCTCAACAGATTGGCCCGCTTTCAGCAGAGGCAGAAGCACATCGTCTCGGAAGGCCTCGCCGCTGAATTTTCCTTGCGACCGATACCGCCCATAAGGGAAGCGCGTGAAATCACTCGCGACTTTGATCACTTTGGCCATCATCTCCCGTGGACTCCGCATTCTCAGCCGGCCCAGCTACACGCCAGATAATGAGCGTACCTGGGAATGTATAGCCCAAAGGCAGCGCGAAAGCTTGAGGTTCCGTTGCTCCACCCTTCACAAAATCGAGGAGATAGAGCCCCTTCCCGCTGAAAATCCGAAACTCGCCCTCACCAGCCAGCTCGATTAGGCTGATCATAGAGGCGATGCCTTTGCCGTGCTGGGCCTTCTTTGTGCGGGTTCGGCGCTCGTCTACTACCGCTTGAAGAATCTGGTGATCGCGAGCCACGGCGGTACCGACGACCGCCGACAAGCGGCTTGCCAGTGCTTCCCCCATGCTCTTTGGGGCCGTAGCGGGGATTCCGACGCCGTGATCCAGAGCGAAGAAGTAGGCTTCGTGGTTCTTGTGATCGACCAGGCCGGCGATCCACCATCGCCCTGCAAGAGGCGAAACCCCTGCCTCGTTGGCGTAAGCATGCATCTGCACATTGCCCAGCGCCTCGTTGAGAGCCGAGTGAACTCGCTTTGCAAAATTGTCGTCCTCGAAAACCTTGTTCGCGAGCTCGGCGACCTCGTGAGCGTCGGCAGCGATGGTTTCGTCAGACCCTAATCCCGAGCGTATTTGAATCGCCTGTGGTGCCCTCTCCGTCACAGGCGGCCGGTTCATCTTCAGATGCTCATAGAATCCCATCGCATAGAGCATCGCCCTCGCTTTCTTGTTCAAGGGATCTAACCCGTTGATCGAGTCAGGATGCAGTTGCTGACACCGCTCAATCTCTGCGGCCAACATCATACATGCTAGAGACGAAATCTTCGAACAAGGACTGAGATCTACGATGACCTTCCGACCGCGTAGGCTGACCTCACGCCGTATCTTCGCTAGATAGGTGCATAGCCGGTGCAGATTGGTATCTGCCCACGACAGATCGCGTGGAGCAGGAAGGATGACCCACCCCGCCTCCATTGCGTTGTTGAGAAAGCGCTGGCCGTCTGGTGTGGGAAGTACTTTCGGCAGATTAAGCCGATGCTTCCACCGTAGATTCCTACGAGCGCGGCGCTGGTGATATAGTTTCTGCGTGGGGCTCAGGCGCCGCATCTGGCTCTCGGCAAATCGACTCCACACGACTCAAGGAAGATTGTGGGTTGATAACCCATCAATCCCTTTAGTCCAACCGCAAGGATTGAACCGACGGCCTCGTAAAGCCATGCCGCGAGCCGAGCACAAGGCGGGGGTTCGCCTCCGCCCGCTCACAACGAATAATAGATCCGGTAGAACACCCCCGCATCCTGGGCGAAACGGATGGCGACGTCGGCGGCGGCGGCCTCGCTGCCGAACTGGCCGATCACTTCGCCGTCGGCCGTCAGCCGACCGTTGCGGGTGATCCAGAACTCGATGGTTTGTGCGTTTTCCATGAGCCGACCATCGCTCCGCTCGCGACCACAGTCCAGCGTCGAAAGCGAAATAAATACCGGAAAACGGTCAAATCGCTTGAATAAATACCGGAAACCGGTCATAAAGAGCGTGTCAGCAATCCCGCTGACGAAAGCAGGGAGAACCAGATGAGCTTGCACCTCAAACTGGTCCTCCGCTGGATCGGACTTAGACTGACCGTCAAGTTCCGAATGTAGCGGAAAGGGGTCGCCTCCGAAAGGGGGCGGCCCTGATCCTCAGCCGCTGAAGGAGTGATTATGAGCGTTCAGGAAATGAAAGACCTTCGGGAGCGCGCCCGCCTGACCCAGGCCCAGATGGCCGAGCGCATGGGCCTGGGCAAGACCGCCTATGTCGACCTGGAACTGGGCGACGACGACTGGAAGAAGTTCAAGCATCGGCACCAACTGGCGTTGGAGCGCGCGTCTCTGTCGCTGGCGGTGGAACGCGGCGATATCAGCCTCGCCCTTCCGTCAGCGCGGCGCGATGCGCTCGCCTTGGCGCGGCTGATCACCGACGCCGCCCCGTCGCCCGCCGGCTTCACCCGCTGGCTTTTCGACCAAGCCGACCGAGACGATCCGGTCGGCGACCTGGCGCGGGACGCCAAGGCCGACCCCGACTTTCCGGACGGGACGCCGGGCGACTGCCTCGACTATCTTTCCCAGCCCCGCTTCAGCGCGGGGCGCAAGGCCCTGATGGAAGCCCTGGACGAATATCTGCCCTGAACGCAAAAGAGCGCCGCCGCCCCTGCGGGCGACGGCGCTCGCCTTCAGTTACTCGGGATTGCCGGAATACTAGGCCAGACCGGCGGGACGATCGTCAGCCTGCGGGCGTCACACAGTCTTGGTAGACTTGGGGGCCAGGGCACGTCCAGTACCCGCCCGTATCGGTATTGGTGAAGAAGCACCCGCTTCGCAACAAACAAGCCTCGTCTTCGGCGCTGGCCATCGTCGGCGCAGTCAGTGACGCGCCGATGAGCGCGAGGGAAGCAACGATCGTCTTGAGCGTTCTAGTCATCGCATTTCTCCGAGGGAGCCGATCTCCCGACGGAATAACGACACAAGATTGCACCTCCCGCAACCCTTACTCGCTCTCACCGAAGAAGGCCCCGCCCTCCGAAGAGAGCGGGCCTTTCAGTCAGCGATCCCCACCTCTCGGGTCGGGAAATACGAAGCAAGGTTTGGTGATTTCCAGAACGGCGAATTCCGTTTCGTACCCCGTCCGCACGATGCGGCCAGTGCAATGGATAGCGAGGGTGCCTGTCCGCATCTGATAGGTGGCGTCAGAATAATACACCCAGTACTCATGTTCAGCTGGTAGGGCCAGTGCCGGTCCAGCGGAGGCTGCGGCCATGGCGGCGACGAGCCCGATCCCAACTGCGCGAATAGACTTCAGCATGTCATACCTCCTGGGGAGAAATGCCTCCCTGGGCATGGAGACACATGATTGCGCCCTGTGCAATCTGCAATATCACACCCTACCCCGGCCTCAGCGGCGCGCCCGGCGGCGGCTCACAGCCTTCCGCCGCGACCGCCGCCCGCGCCCATCCCTCACGGCCCCAGGCCCGCGCCTCGGCGTCGCTGGCCAGGTGATCGCGGGTGGCGTCCGCCTCGGCCGCCGTCACCGGCTGGACGATCGAGCCTTCCACCGGCGGCTCCGGCTTCAGCGGCGCGCACAGGCGCGGGTCCGTCGCCTTCGCCGCCGGCGGGACGATCGGCTCAGTCGGCAGGCTGGAGCGCCCGCCGCAGCTCGCCAGGATCAACGAGGCTGCGCACAGGACAACGGGTCTCATCATAGGTCGGCTCCTTGGTGACGATGCGTTCGATGACGCGGGCGGATTGACGGGCCTGGGCCACGCGGGCGTCGCACTGGGCGGCCAGCTGTTCAGTCGCCATGCGGCTGTTCTGGCGCTCATCGCGACGGATGCCCTCGGCGGCGTGGAAGCTGGCCATCCAGCCGCGCCCATGGGCCTCCCACGCCTTGGCGGCGGCGGCCTTGGCGTCGCGGTCGGACTCCAGACGGGCGTAGCGGGCGGCCGGGCCGATGAGCGGCGTCCAGGTCCACAGCAGGGCGCCGACGACGGCGGCGAGCGCCCAGGGGGCGAGGGCGGTGAGAGCCGCGCGGATCATCGGACCAACTCGAAGTGCGGACCATCGCTCTCGCCCTTCTCTCCGATCACGCCGTCCTCATCCCAGTCGCGACCCCAGCGGACGCGGACCTTCTCGATCCGAGCGGCCTCCATGAAGGCGTCGTACATCAGCCGCCATCCCGGCCCCTCTTTCCAGTCATAAGGGGCGATCACACAGTCCACGGCATGGCCGTATCCGTCCTTCTGGACAGCGTGTTTGGAGTTGAACGGGTCGGCAAGCCACGTCACCTTCGCGACCGACGGCTGGGCGTATTTCGCCGGAATGCCCTTCGCCGCCAGTTGGGCGGCCGTGCGGCCCTTGCCGTAGTTCTCCATCATCCGCTCTCGGGATCGGACGCCCTCGATCACCTTGAAGTCGATCTTCGAGATCGAGATGGCGCGCTCCACGACCCGCACCAGGTCGGGGTGGACGCCCTTCAGATTGGCGCGCGAAACCGCGCCCAGCACATACGGCATGGTCAGTTCTCCAGTGTTGGGATGTTTTGGATGCAGCCGGCAGACCGGGTTCACCCCGTCCGGCCATTGGGCGGCGCAAGGATTGAGCTTGCAGGGCCACGGGTCCAAGGGGCCGGGATAGAACTGACGCGGGCACCAGGTCGGCCCCGCCGCCCAAATGTTCAGCGCCCCGCTGTCGAGCGGCCTGAGGCGGGGACGGCGCCCTTTCGGCCAGTCGTAGATGAACGGCGTTTCGTCTTCCAAACCGCCCCACGACGCCTAGTGACGCCGTGTCAGGCGTGACTTGTGGTCGTGATGTGCCGCATCTATGGTTGTCGCGAAAGACGGGGGTTCTACGATGTCGGTTCTGCTTGTCGTCAACCTGGATTTGGCTCGCCTCGCCGCCTTCGCTCACGCTTTCGGCGCACTTCCTGACCACGTGACGCCCGACGAACTGGTTCAGGGTTTGCGATTGGCGAACCTCAGCGCTTGGAGCGACCGATATCCCAACCGTCACCCCGGCGGAGCGACGCCGTCGGTCGACCTGGATGCGGCGCTGGAGGCGCTCGATAGGGGCCCAGACCCCATGGCCGTGCTGCGGACCGCGCGCGAGCTTCTCTACAACTGCGACCTGGCGCACGACCCTGAGCTGACGTCGATCCTCAGCCGGATCATCGATCGCGCCGCCGCCGAGCGGCTGAGGCGCCTCTCATGAAGCCTCAGAACGACAACAGGCGGTCACGGCCGTGGGCCGCCGTCCTGGGCGGCGCGGCTCTGTGGCTGGCGGTCGCCATCGGCGCCTTCGCCCTCGCCCGAATCCTCGCCTGACGCGCACGCCGTTCGCGAACGGGACATATTCACCCTGGCGGTCTCGGTCCGCAGCACACATATCCGAACACGCCCGACGGAGGAGCACTATGACTGACACCTCAGAACGCCTTGCCGCAGCTGTCGCCGCCCAGCAAAAATGGAAGGCCGAGCAAATCAGCACGCCGCCCGCGCCGCCGCCGCCATCCGGGCCAAAAGCGGGCTTCGCTCCGGCTCGCCCTCTTCTCCAACAGCTGGTGTCGCAACTGAACAGCTCACTGTCCGAGGGCCTGGCCGTCACCATTGACGACAACGACCTCTATTGGCCGAACGGCGGCCTGAGCGTCTTGGCCAAGGGACGGGGAATGGAGCGACGGCTCTCCGCCTGGGCGGACGAGGCAGGGACGCTCTTCATCGGCGGAAATCCCAACACGAGGGAGGCGGGGGAGGCTGTCGGATCCGTTTCAGCTCCGGATATGGACAAGATCGAGAGCCGGATTGTCGAGCAGATTGAATTCGCGTCCGGCGCAAAGACCGCCCCGGTGACCGCCTCCTGACACGAACCCGGTTCGTCAGGCGAACAGGCCGTTGATCGCCACGACCAGAACCCCGGCCGCGACCAGAATCCCCGCCGTCATCAGAAACGTCAGCCGGATCCGAAAGCACGGTCGGTCCGACACCGGCCGATCCAGCAGCCCGGCCGGTGGAAGCTTCATCGCCAGATCTGCGACCAGGTCGTCGCGCCGCAACAGGGCCAGAACCCGCAGGGCGTGAACGCTCCACGGCGGGGGGCTCCGATCCCGCTGCACGAAGTCCAGGACGATCAGGGTCAGGACCAGGGCGACCAGGGCCCCGACCGGCAGCAGCGGGCTCATATGCTCCACCTTCACCAGCCGGCCGGGGAAGATGGTCGTCGCCCCCCGCACCATCAGGAAGACGGCGATCAGGAAGACGACCAGGCGCAGGAACCAGCTGCCGCTGATCCGTGTGTGATAGGTCGGTCCCAGCAGCCGGAACACGACCGTCATGACCCCGCCGGACGAGAGGAACAGCAGGCCCGTCAGAACGACCCAGGCTTGATGCGTCATGACGACGCCTCCTTGCTTTCGATGGCGGCGCGCAAAGCCGCCCGGATGATGCGCCCCACCAGAGAGAAGAAGGCCCGCGGATCGTTGGCGGCCATCCAGCCGATCGCCAGGGCCACGGCCCGCGCGTCCAGCACCTTGACCAGGCCGACGATCGAGGCCGTCGCCGCCTCGGCCGCCACCGGCCCGGCGAAGACGCCGATCATCAGCGACAGCCAGGCCCGACGGCGAGCTTCGGGCGTGGCGCCCTTGGACCCATAGGCCGGGATCATGCCCAGACCGCCCGCGATCAGGCCGCCGCACAGGCCCCAGAAGGCTGCAAAGTCGCGCGGGTCGAACATGCGCCCCTCCATGAGTCAGGCCGTGGGAAAACAGCCGTTGGGGCGGCTTAAGGAACCGATCTGGACGGGCGGGCGCTTCCCGGTCATGGACATGACCACAATGCTGCTGGCGCTCTTGATCGCCGCAATCGTCTTGACGGCGTCCGCGACCAAGAGCCGCCGCCGGAACGGGGAGGACGCCTGAACATGGAACTGATCTGGATCGGCATAGGCGCGGTGATCTTGGCGGGCGCCCTGTTTGCGGTGTCCGGACGGATCGAGGGATGGGGCAAGCCCGCTCACTTCACCGACAAGGACGCCGACGGCGAGCCCGACGAACCCGACGGCCCGGCGAAGGACCTCTAGCCCCTCGACGCCGTTCGGGCGGTCAGGCTTGGGACATATCAGACGGCGAACTGGGCTCGGCCGCCGCCGTCTTCAGTCGGTCGATCTCGGCGGCGATCAGGCTCGGCACGCCCTCCGTGACGGTCAGCCAGTTTCGGGCGTGACTGGCGGCTGGGTCCGGCAACCCCTCGGCGGCGATCCGCGCCGCCGCCACGTCGCCCGCCGCTATGGCGTCGGCGAATGCCTGAACCTTCGCCAGTTGACGGCCGGCGATCTCGCGCGTGATGGCTGCAGCCTGGTCAAGAGCGGATTGCGCCTCGGTCGCCAGTTCTTCATCAGTTTTGGTCTGGGTCATGGTCTGTCTCCAATCGACGGAAAATGCGTCAGGGCGAGCTCACACCCTCGATGGCCCTGTCGGGTCTTTGACGAAGGGCGGCAGGTCGGGCCAGACGACATCGGCGGCCGATACCTGGCTCTGCGGCAAATCCCGCAGCCTCGCGCGATAGGTTTTCAGCGTCTCCGTCTGCGTCTCATCCAGCCGGTCGCCGGTCAGATAGGCGTCGGTCAGGGCCAACAGGCGGTCGCGTTCAGCGCGCACCGGCGCCCAGTGATGGTCCGAGCGCTTGCTGACAATCAGCTTCATGGCGTCAGCTCCATCGTCGTCTCGAAATCCAAGTAGGGCCATTTGGAGACCCGGACGGAATAGGCGCCTGCGTCGACGGCCTCCAGCGTCACCGCAGACGGGGCGTCCTCGACCACAAAAACCGAATCCACCGCCACCGTTGCGCCTGCCGGCAGGTTCGAAAGCGTAGCGCCCGTCACCGCCACATCCATCTCAGGGCGCGGCGTGACCACCCGCCCAACCATGTCCACATAGCAGCCGATGATGTCGGCCTGGGGCTCGTCGTGATAGTTGAAATCCGCCTGCTCGGCCTCCAGCGCCGAATAGGTCTCTTCCAGTTCGGGCGGATAGGGATCATCCACCGTGTACTGGATGCGGCCCTGCTGGTCATAGACCACGATCATCAGGCGTCTCCCATCTTGGCGAAGAAAACGGTGTAGCGGATCGTCACGTCCCCAAGGCTTGAGTTGCCCCAGCGAGTGCACCTCAGCCGGTCGCGCATGGGCCAGACATAGAAGCCCCGGTCGGTCGTCTCGACGTCGGGCTCCATGTACCGCCAGCTTTCGGAGTTGGCGTAGGAGGCGAAAGCCTCGCCCGGCAGCAGCAACCAATGGGCGATGACCAGTGGGATGTAGCCCAGGTCGTAGGGATAGAGGATGGTCTGCCCGTTATAGGAGCCGTTGCCGTCCTCGGCGTAGGCGGCCAGGGTCGCCGTCCCCGTCATGAAGACGCCGAGGTTCTGATAGCCCTCATGCAGGATAAAGTTGTCCGGACTGGTCGCGGAGGCCGAGCCGACGTCCACCCCCGGCTTGCTGATGCGAAAGACGCCCGGCTCGACCCTGATACGCTCCACCACCTCAGTTGCTCCGCGACGAAAAGACGATGTAGCGAAAGATCATCGGCTGACTGCCGGCACGGGCGAAGGGCCACCAGGTGTTGATGCACTCGGCGTTGAACGTCAGCTGATAGGTCGACGGGTTCCAGGCCCAGTCGGCATAGTCCTTGGGATTGGCGTTTGTGACGCCGCTGAACCACAGAGACGCGAGCCTCTGCCCCGACAGCGGATCGACTACTCCATTGCCCGCCTGGTCCGACACCCGGTTGATGAAGCCGCAGAAGACGATCGGCTCATAGTCGATGGCCGGCAGCTGCACCGTCTGGTTCTCGACCCGTGTCCGCGAGTTGGACGAAGAAAAGAACGAGGTCACCGATCCGGCCATCAGGATGCGGGTGCTGGCGAGATCGGAATCGAACATCATCTGGGCGCGGTCGCCGGTCAGGGCGTCCACCCCCGGCTTGCTGATGCGGGCGGCCCACGGCCCTGACCCCAGATCGCCCATCACGAGTCTCCGCGTCATACTCAAGCTCCCCCCTCTCAAGCCCCAGGCGTCTTGAAGACCACATAGCGGCAGTCGTAGTTGATGCCCGGCAGCCGCCCGTTCTGCTGGGAATCAAAGAACAGGCTGGAGGTCGTCACCCGGCAGAAGGGGTGAAACATGAACCGCAGGTCGTTGTAGTTCAGGTTCATATACTGGACCGACGACCGGATCGTCCCGTTGTCGTCCCGCCGGGCCACCAGGTAGACCATGGGCACATAGGGCAGGGCCGGAAACGAAACCGTCTTGCCGCCGTCGTCGAACACACTCGTGACGATGCCGGTCTGATGGATGACCGAGCCGTTCGCCCAACGCGAGGAGAAGGCCATCTGGCTCAGGGCGGCCGTATCGACGTCGACGCCGGGCAGGCTGATGTCGATTCCCCAGGAGCCGTTGCTCAGCAGGCCGATGGTGTTGCGCTTAACCATCGTACATCGACAGTCGAGAGCCGGTCATCTCAATGCGGGCGCCGGTCGCGGCCGATCGGATCGTCACGGCGTTCGTCCCGACGTTGATGTCCACCGCCCCGTCGATCTTAGCCCGACCGTCGGCGACGCTCACGACCTCGATCCAGCCGCCGTCCACCGGGTTCCACAGGCCGATCCGTCTGGCCCCGGCGTTGACCGCAGAAGTCGGGACGCCGTTTTCGTCCAGGGCCATCATCTCGGCAAAGGCCTCGGCCGATCCGGCGATAACCCGCCTCTGTAGCCAAGCCTGCTGACGCCCCTCGACCGTCGCCAGCACGCCTTCGGCGCTGGTCAGCCGAGCGGCCATAACGCCCCCGCCGGGCGCGCCGTAGATTGGCAGCGCCGTCGCGCTGGGGGCCATGCGCGCGAAGGTCAGTTTGCGGATATGGGCGTCGGCGTACTGCCCCTGCTGATAGCCTTGGCGCAACAGATAGGCTTCGATCTGGATATAGCCGTTGCCCGGAACGTCGATGACGGCGCCCACCCGCTCATATGTGCCGTTGAAATTCTGCCCTCGAATCTGGGCTAGATCCGATATCTGCTCGCCCGCATCGTTGTAGTAGCGCGGCACAAGCAGCATCGTCGTGGACGTATTGGACGAGGCCCGAACATCGGCGGCGATGCCGATCCGTTCGCCCGCGAAGACCCGCCAAGCCCCCGGCGCGCCCGCGATCTGATTATGCGGTCCGCCGGCGAGCGAGATCGAGCCCATCAGCAGACCGACTCCGGCCCATTCGTTGCCGTTGCCGGTCTTCAGCACGAACAGGGAGCCATCGGCGTTCAGCCCTCGTGTGACCGGGATGTTGTCGGGGCCGGACCAGCGCTGGGGGAAGGGCCGCACACCCTGCGACATGTCGGCGCCGTCGAACTCATTGGCGGGCGCCGATGCCTGCGCCTCCATCAACGACTGCCGGGTCGCCAGAGCCGCCGTCTGAGACGCCCGGACCGCCTCCTCGACCTTCTGGCGAGCGACCGTCTCGGCGACCTGACGCTCCGCCGTATAGGCGGTCGCCGGAAGGCCGCCTTGCTCGACCTTCAGTCGCCGGAACCCCAGGGCAGTCGGGTTCACGACGCTTTCGAATATCCCTCGCGGACGAAGGTCCACCGTCCCCGCCGGAGGCGTCCAGGACGACGCATGCTGCTGGATGCGGTTGGGATCGTCGGAAAAGTCATGGGCGCCGACGACGGGGCTTTGCGGCCCGTCGCCGCCGGCCAGGACATTGCCTGTCGCGTCCAGGGCTTCCAGGTCGAAGTAGGCGGCGCCGCTGTCGGCGAACATCAGGCTGTCGCCGCTGATGGTGATCTGCGCACCCGGCTGATGCTTGATCGTGGGCCACAGGACGATGTAGGTCGCCCGACCGTCAGGGGTCACTCGCAGGGTCCGACCCCAGGACGCAGAATCTTCGATGTAGAGCACCGCGCCGGCGCCGTTCAGACCCGTCAGGCCGTCTTCCAGTCCGCCGTTGATCGCGAGGTTTGGCCGTAGAGCGCCGGTCTTCGCCGCCAGCTCATAGGCTTGCTCCGCCTGCGCGCTGGCGTCCGTGGCCGTCTCGGCGGCGGCCACGGCTGTAGTTCGCGCCGACTCCGCAAGGGCGCGTTCGGTCGCCGCCGCCGCGCGCGCCACCTCGGCCGCCGACGCCTTTTGACCCGCCTCATCCGCCTTCGTGCTGGCGGTCTGGGCCGAGGACTGAGAGGCCGCTGCCGCCGTCTCGCTGCCCTGACGCGCGGTCTGAGAGGCCACGGCCTGGGCGGCGCTCTCGTTCTTGGCGTCAACGGCCCCCTGTTTCGCGGTCTCAGCCAGGGCTCGCGCCGTGTCCGCCGCCGCCGCACTCACGGCCGCCGCAGCGGTCGAGCCATAGGTGGCGGTCAACCCCTGCACATCGACCACGATGTCGTCGATGCGCTTCACGACCGGACTGCCCGGCCCCAGATCTCCCGCCACGACGCCGGACGTCGAGACCGTGATCCAGTTCGACGGCAGGACGGGCCGCGAGGGATCGCCGATGGGAACCAGGCGACACTCCAGCGACGCCTTCGGCGCCACCCCGTTCGTCGCCACCATGATCCCGTCGTTGACCGCCTCGGTCCGGGTCGGGGCGATTTCCGTCTCTCCGACCCGGCGAACCTCGGCCCGAATGGCAAGAACCGCCGCATCGACCGGCGCGTCCCAGCGCAGCCGAACCGCCGGCAGGGCGCTGTCCTCGCCCGGCAGGGTGATCGCCTCGGCCGTAACGCCGCTCAGCGCCAGGGCGTCGATCGGGGTCGGCGCCGGCGGCGGCGTCACCACGGCCTCGAACGGATCGGGCACGCCGTATGCGGAGGAGGCGATCTCGCGCAGCGTCAGATACAGCCGCCAGTTTTCGGGCTGGCGATAGGCTTCGATCCGGTAACGGACCGTCGCCCCCTTGTGCCGGCGGGCGCTCTGCCAGGCGATCCAGTCGCCTTCTTCCAGCCCCGCGAACCGGGGCGGCAGGACGATGTTGCCGCGCCGCTCCAGCCGGGCCAGACGACGGGCGATCTCGGTCACCCGCAGCGACTGCTTGACCTCGGTCACCAGCGCCAAAGACAGGGTCGATGGGCGCGGCCCGCCGTCCGCCTGTATGTCGTTCAGATCGCGCAGGACCGGCGCGCTGTGATCCTTCCACCCCAGCAGGGGCTCGATATAGCGGCCGATGAAGGTGTTCAGCCGCCCCCCGTCCTGGTCGCCCAGGAAGCGCGAGAAACCGACCTTCTCGCCCGTCACCAGGTCCGCGTCGGTGATGGTGGCGACGACGGCCTTGGCCTGCCCCGCCTCCACGTCCACCGTGCCCTCGCGCTGGACGATCTGCCCGGCCATGGCGGCGGCGAACATGCCGTCCACCTCGATAAAGGGCTGGGACGCCGAGATCACGCCGTCAGCGCAGTATCGGGCCACCCCGTCCACCAGTTCGTCGCACAGATTGGCGTCGGCGATCACCCGGTCGGCCGGCGCCTCTTCCTCGCTCAGCCCGCGCCCGATCAGCAGATATGCCGGATCGCCGTGGTGGCCTTCGGCGAAGATCCCGCGCGTATAGGCGTAGCGCAGCAGTTTGGCGTTGCGGCTGAACCGGTGGCTGGACCGATCCGCCCAGGTCTGGGGGTTGGGCCCCGTATAGCCGAACTGGGGGTCGAAACGGGGATCATAGACGCGCAGGCCCCGCAGCACGAACCGGAACTCCGGATGCCCCTGGGGCCAGACCTTGTCGTCCACATACCAGTCGATCCAGATGTGGGTGACGCCGCACAGGCGGTCGGTCGCGGTCCAGCCGCCGTTCTGCTGCACGTGCAGCGGCGGCTCATAGCCGTCGGGCGAAGCATTGCGGAAGTGAAAGCTCAGCTTGTTGCTGAACGCCGCCTGCTGCCCTTCCCCGACCCAGGGGTAATAGACCTCATTGACGTAGAAGCCCTCGATCCCGTCGATGGCGTGGTCCGCCAGGGCGATGCAGCGCGTGACCTTGTCCGTGCCGTACTGACCGCCGAAGTTGAAGACGTCGATCAGCGACCCCGCCGTGCAGACCCGTCCCAGCACCGCTTCACGCGGCGTCTCCCCCAGCGTGAGCGTCAGAATGCTGGCCTGCCGGGCTTGGGCGTCGCCCTTGCGGCCCATGCCCGCCACCTGGCGAAAACCGTCCATGACCAGGCCGGCGTTGCCGGTCATGAAGCCGACCACAGCCTTGGCCGTGCCGACGATTCCGTCCTTGCCGCCGACGGCGGGGAAAATCCACTTCGCGACCTTGGACATCAGGCGATGGTCCAGGCCTTCAGCAGGGCGTGGCGCGGCAGGCGATAATAGCCCCGCTCGCTCAGGCCCACGACCGTCTCGCCTTCGATCAGGACCAGGGCGTCGCCGGACGTCAGTCCGCCGTCGCCGCGCTGGGCTAGGGTGATCGGGATTTCGGTCATGATGCGGCTGACCGCCGCGTCCAGCCCGCCGGCCCGCCGCAGCACTCGCGCCGCTCCCAGTTCGGTCGTCCAGCGCCCGGCGAACCGATCCAGCGGCGCCACCCCGGTGACGGCCGCGACGCCGGCCGAGAAGAAGCGGGCGCAATCATGCGTCCGGGGCTCAGGCCCATAGCCGAAGGTCCAGTCGGCGCGCGCCTCCAGGAACGCGATCAGGGCATGCGGATCACGCGCCACGGAACACCCCCTTGGTCATCAGCGACAGGGCGGCGGCCTGGCCGGCGCTGACGCCGCCCAGGGCCGTTCCCGCCCGCTCAGGCGGCTTGCCGCCGGCATAGATGGTCTTTTCGCCGGCGTAGGAGACGCGGCTCAGCCCGGTGTCGGTCGCGCTGATCAGCCGCTGGTCCGCATCGGTCCGCATCCGTTCCGAACGGCGACCCTGTCCGCGCGCGGCGCCCTCGATATTGATCGTCAGCGTCGATGCGCCGCCGATCTGATCCTCCAGCGGGGCGGTGTCCACTCGGCCTCTCAGGTGCACCCTTGCGTCCAGCAGACGCGCCCCCGTGCCGTTGAACACCAGCCGCCACAGGATGACCGGCAGGCCGCGCAGACTGTCCAGGTCCAGCTGTCCGGCCACATCCGCATCGATGCCGGACAGCGTCAGGCTGATCCCCTGTTCGGCGCCGCCCAGCGCCCCGGCCGCCACCCCCGCCAGGGCGCGTTCGCCGATGCCGATGAAGGCCCGGTTTACGCCGTTGACCGAAAAGGCCAGGGGACCGTCGCCGCTCCAAAGGCCGATCGGATCATCGCCGCCGAACCAGGCCGCACCCGAAACCAGGGCCGTCCCCGCCTCGATCTCGGCGACGGCCTCCGCACTGTAGATCTTCATGGAGCCTCCGATGCGAACGGCGTTCGCACGCCTTCAGGCGCGCAGATCCTGCACGCCCGCGATCACCCCGCCGACGCGGCCGGCGCGGGTCCGCTCGCCCAGCTTGGTCTGGCTGACGTCCAGCTTCATCACGCATTCGGGCCGGTTCAGGTCGGCGACGGCGTCGCTGGGGATCAGGGTCGGCAGGGGCGGTTCGACGGCGACGGCGACGACGCCCGATCCGGTGGCGGCGGCGGCCTCGATCACCCGGTGCAGCGATCGCCGCTGTATTCCGCCGGTCGTCCAGCGCCACATCACATAGTCGGTCGGGCTCAGAACCAGGCCCGCAGACAGGCCGCTCAAGGTCGGCGTGTCCCGGTCGGCGTTGACGGACCAGCTGGCGGCCGAGCCGTCGAAGGCGCCGCCCCCCGCCCGACTCAGCCCGTCGAAACCGTTCGGCGTGGAACGCGGATAGGGCCGGTCGTAATCCCGCGCCAGAAAGGGCCGCTGCGCGCCTCTCAGACTATCGACGAAAGCCCGCCATTCGTCCGACTGGGCCAGCATCAGTTTTTCGCTCAACGTCCAGCGCGCCGTCCAGCGGGGCGCGCCCATCGTCACCCCGTCCACCCGTCCGTCCGAGGTCGGCGACAGGGCGTCGAACCGTTCGATCTCGAAATACTGGCTGGACGGCCCGACCAGGGGCATGGCGCGCGGAAAGATCAGGGCCATCGCCGCCTACTCCGCCAGTTCGAAACGGGCCGAGGCGTCCTTGACCACGGACACCACCTTGGACCGGAACTCTTCACGATCCTGGCGCAGGATCTCTTCGATCCGGGCCGTATCGACCCCGCTGATCGTGTGGGCCGGCGCATAGACCAGGCTCACCGGCGCCGCCCCCGCCGCCGATCCGGCGCCGCTCGCCGCCCGGCGCATCATGTCCAGGGACCGCGCGTTTTCGATCACCCGCGATCCGCGCGGCAGGTCCAGCAGCTCCGGACCCCGCTCTCCGACCCAGGTCGGCCCCCCGGTCCAGAAGTCCGTGCCATGGGCGTTCTGGCGACCGAACAGGAAGTTCAGCCCCTTGGCGATGAGGTTGCTGCCGCCCTCGCCGTCCGATCCGCCCTTGAAGAACTGCGACCAGTCCACCTTGCTCATCTGGTCGAACAGCCGATCCAGCCAACGTTCGCCGGCGTCGAACAGCTGCTCCACCACGGCCTCGCGCAGACTGCCGCTGCGACGAAAATCGTCGATGAAATCGCCGAACCCCTCGCGAATGCCGCCGACGGTCTGCGCCCGCATGAGTTCGGCATACTCCCGCGTCGCCTGCTCCACGCCCTCGCCGAAGTTCAGCGGCTTGGTCTTGTCGCCTTCAATCTCGCGCGCCCGATTGGCGATCCAGGTTTCGCGGTTCAGGTCGCGCAACGCCGATCGGTCGCCCGACGCCTGGGCCAGGACCGTCTTCCATTCCCGCTCCCGCACCGCCGCCGATCGTTCCGCGACCACGGCCCGCGCCTCTTCCAGCTCCAGGGCTTCCTTGCCCGCCAGGGTCTTGGCCGTGCCGTTGTCCAGCCCCTGCTTTTCCAGTTCGTTGATGCGCCGCGTCAGCTCCAGCCGCCGCTCCACATTGTCGGCGTACCGGTCCTCGCCCAGCAGCCGCATCACCTCCACCTCACGCGCCCGCGCCTGTTCCCGCACCTCGCGCGCCTGAGCCAGGGACCGGGCGTCGATCAACTGCTGCTGCTCTTTCAGCGCCTTGGTCCGGGCCGCTTCGCCCGCCGTCCCGGCGTCGATCAGCTGGCGCTCGCGGACGCGAACGGCGTTCGCATCTTCCAGCGCGCGCACCCGCGCCTCATCGCCCCGGCCGCGCGCCTGTTCCAGCGAGATCTGTGCGGCCCGATCCTCTTCCTGGCGCTCCCGCTGAAGCGCCTCGCGCCGCGCCCGTTCCGCCTCGGCGGCTTCGCGTCGCGCCGCCGCCGCTGCGCGATTGGCGGCGGCGCGGCCTTCGCGTTCGCGGGCCTCACGGGCCTGGCGTTCGCGCAGGGCCGTTTGGTTGCGCTGCGCTTCGTCGGCGACGCCTTCGTCCAGCAGGGCGCGGATGCCCTGTTGCCGCTCGGCGACCCACAGTTCACCCTCGAATCGCCGGCGATCCGACGGGTTCAGGCTGCGTGACGCCAGCAGGTCGCGCAGATTGTCGATCCGCTCGTCCTCGGTCGCGTACAGAAACTCGCCCAGCTTATCCAAGGCGTCCGAGATCGAACGACCGATGGCGCTCCAAGCGTCGGTGATCTCCCCAGCCCGCGCCGCGTGACCCGAAACGGCGGACGTCAGTTCGTCCAAGAGAACCTTCTGCGCGCCCAGCAGGTCGCCCTGCTTTTGCATATTCTCGATATTGTCCAGCTGCTCCAGGCTCAGCAGGCCGAACTGGGCCGTCATCGCCTCGCCGGCCTTGGTCGGGTCCAGCATGGCCTTGGCCAGATCCTTGGTCGCGGCGGCGGCGTCCTGACCGGTAAAGGAGGCGTAATCCCTGGTCGTCGCGATCAGATCGCCCAGGACCTGGGCGCCGATCCGGCCGGTCGCCAGGTACTCCACCGCCATGTCGCGCGCCGCCTTGCGGCTGACCTCGCCGGCGGCGGCCGAAACCACGGTCAGGTCGCGCAGCTGGTCCGCCGTCAGTCCAGCCGTCCGCCCGACGCCCGTCGTGGCGTCCTCCAGCTCCGCCGCCGCGCCCTGCGCCCTCTGCCAGGCGGCGGCCATGACGACCACCCCGGCCGCCGCTGTCGTCAAGGCGCCGCCCACGGCGATCAGGCCCGCCGAGGCCTTGATCCCGCTGGTCGCCAGGGCGTCCAGAATCTGCGGCCCCTGCTGCAGCGCGATCATGGCCGGGTTCATCCCCATGGCCGCCGTCACCAGAACGTCGGCGCCCTGGCGACCCAGGTTCAGCCGCGAAGCCAAGGCCAGCCGGGTCAGGCCCTGCTCGTTCCGCTTGATGGCCGCCGCCGTCTCGTCGAACCGGGTCTTGGCCTGCGCCTGCAGCTGGGCCAGTTCGCCGGTCGTGATCTTACCGGCGTTGGCCAGGGTCTGATACTCGCGCAGCTCGTGGTTCAGCTTGTTCTGCGCCGCCGTCAGAGGGTCGATCGACGCCCGCAGGGCCTCGACTCGACGCACGTCGTCATCATCCTGCATGAATACAGAGGCGCTGGCGGCGGCCGAGCCGCGCGTGGGTTCGCGCACGCCGATGGCCGCATTGATGCGCGCCTGCGCCGCCTGGGCCTGGGCTGCGTCCTGCGCCGCCTGGGCCATGCGCCGGTACTTCTGCTCCAGCCTGTCGGCCGCGCTGGTCGCGGCGGCGGCGCCCTGTTCGGCGGCCTGATAGCCGCCCTTCAGCGCCTCGCCCACGTCGCGCGCATCGCGCAGGACCTCGGCCTTGCCTTCGGACTTCAGGCGAAAGGCGACTTGCCGCGTCGTCATTCCTCATCATCCTTTCTGAAGCCCTTCAGGACCTCGAGCTCGACTTCAGGCAGACAGGCGGACAGCAGGTCCGCAGCATCGGGCGACAGGGGGCGCAGCTGGGCGAACGCGATCCAGGCTGGGTAATCCAACCCGATCACCCCGTTCATCCCGACCCTCAGCTGGCCGGCGCAACTTTGGACGATGCGCCAGACCGCCTGGCCCGCTTCGGTGCGGGGCTCGTGCTCGCGATAGGGGCATTCGGCGCAGTCGCCGCAGGCGTCGCAGAAGGCTTGGCCGCCGCCGAAATGCCATTCGGCGAGGGCCCTGACCCTTTTTTTTCGGCGGCGGCCCGGACGATGCTTTCGACATAGGTCCGGTCGATCGCATCATAGACGGCCGGGTTCTGCCGCAGCAGGGCGGCGACATAGTCCGCCGTCACCGGCGCATTGCCTTCCGGCGCCGGGTTCGCCTCGCGCCAGGACGCCAGGGCCTCGGCCGGGCCCTTCAGGATCTCGTCGGGCGGAACCGGCGCCGGCGCCCCCACCCCGTCCCAGTCCACCAGCCCCCAGACCACGCAGCCGACGACGAAGGCGAACTGTGGATCGGTCCGGTCGTCGGCCTCGACGGCCTGACGGACGAACCGGCGGCCAAAGACCAGGGCCTCCGACGGGCCGTGCCGGAACAGGCATTTCAGGCCCGGAACGACCTGCACCCACTCCGGCGCCGGCGGTTGAACCAGCTGCAGCATCAGGCGGGCTCCGGCACGACGTATTCGGCGACGTCGTTGTCCAGGACGAAGGTGACCAACCGGCCCGTAGTCGGGTCCTGCGCGCCCTGCCAGTTATAGTCCGCCTGGACCGCGCCCGGCCCGGTGATGGGGCGCTTGGCCTTCGGCAGATACACTGCATGGGCGATGTGGCGCAGGGCAAAGGTCGAACCGGGAATGGCCCAGCTGAACGTCAGTTCGCAGGCCTCGCCGTTCTCGGCCTGGGTCTGCATCTCGGTCGAATCGTAGCGGATGCCGACCGATCCGCTGACGCCGGCCATGCCTTCGTCCACGCCGCCGATCCGGCCGTCGCCGCGACCGACGGTCGGGACTGGATCGGCCCCGTTCGAATAGTTGAACTGTCCGCTGACCAGCGACGGTCCGAAGGGCACGCCGTTCCGCCGGGCCGTCCCGGCGAAGCTGCTGAACTTGCGCAGCGTCAGGACGGAAGGCTCATCCTCAGTCGTCATGGTCGCCGTCGGCGTCTCGCCCTGGGCGATCAGACCCAGGGTGGCGTTCAGATTGCCGCTGCGCTGGAGCGGGATGCCGTAGGTGTTGGCCTTGGCGCCGTAGTTGACCGAATAGCTCGGCACCTCCGGCATGCCGACTTCGGCCGAGGCGGACGGCGTGGTCAGCGACGCCCCGTCGACCTTCCAGGTGTGACGATAGCCGCCGCTCGCCGCGCCGCCCGCCAGCGTCGCGCCCGAAACGGTGATCGCCGCCGAGCTGCTGGCCAGGGTGAAACTGTTGCCCGCAGTCCCCACGGCGTCATGCAGGACCTGGATCTTGCGAGTTCCATCCTCTGCCCAATAGGTCGCGGCGGCGACGCCGGCGACCGCGCTGGTGTTCAGCACACGAACGGCGTTCGCAAGGGTCTGGTCCAGCGTCGGACCGATCTTGATCTGGTTCGCCCCGGCCGTGCCCGTGGTGAAGGTGAAGGCCTGACCACCCACGGTGATGATGGCGTTGTTGGCCGGTTGGGACACGAAGGTCAGGGCGCCGGTGGCGGCGACGCCGGCGACCGTCGTCGGCGCGCCGAACAGCAGCGTGTACCACAGGCCGATGTTGCGGGCGCACAGCGGCACGACCACGTCGCCGGCGTTGTTGACCGCGCCCCGCCCCGGCTGCTGCGGCATGCGGCCGAAGCCCAGCACGTCGCTCTCGATCAGCCCCTGTTCATCGCCCAGATTGGCGGTGACGAAAGGCGTCTGAAACCAGGTCAGGACCGAGGCCAGCGCCCCATAGGACGCCTCCATGCCCAGCAGAAGGCGCGCATTGGCGCCGCGTGCGCGAGCCATATCAGTTCTCCATGTTGAAAGGGTGACGCCGGACCGCCGCCGCAGCGGGCGATCTCAGGCGGAAAGTCTCAGGCGAGAGGGTTCGTCGTCGTATATTCAGCCGTCAGGGCCACGGTGGCGGCCCGCACCGGTTGACCGTTCTGGGTCGTCACATCGTCGGGCGACGGCGCGCCGGCCACTTCGAACCAGTCGCACAGGCCGCCCAGGCTCGGATCGGCCGCGACGGCGACGCCCAGGGCGACCAGCATGGCGTCCAGAACCTCGTGGCGGTCCGCCGCGCCCTCCGGGCCGAAGACCTCGACCTCGATCTCATGACGATAGGTGTAGCTGCGGGGCGAGAAACACTCTTCCGCCGGACCGGGATCGCCGTCGCGGACGATCACCAGCCCGCCGGGCTGGGCCCTCTGCGGCCAGGGCGCGTCGCGCTCCACCTCCGCATTCGGCAGGGCGTCCCGCACCAGCTGCAGCACGGCCTGAACGACCTCCTCGCGCCGACTGGCCATCCTATCTCCAGTGCTTGCTCAGCAGCCCGTCGAACCGGGCGTCGGCGGCGGCGGCGATGGCGTCCAGGTCCAGCCGCTTGCTGACCTTCACCATCGGCACCAGGGTGAACATGATCACGAACTGGCGGGTGGTTTCGCGGTAGGACCGGTGGCCCGGCGTCATCTGGTTCCGCGTCGCGGTGCGCCAGCGGCCCGAGGCCCTTCGGATCGCCAGACCGGTGAACCCGGCATAGGCTACGCCCCGCTTCACCGCGGTGCTGGACGTCCGCATCCGCCAGTCCTGCGGATTGATGATCACGAAGCGCTTGCCGAAACGGGCCTCGACCTCGCGCGGGTCCAGCGCCCGCCCGTTCCGCATCTTCGGGACCTCGTCGGTCGGGATCCACAGATAGCGCCCGCCGTTCGCCGGGCGGATCGTCGCGCCCCGCGCATAGGAGTCGATGATCTTGGGCGCCTTCGTCGAGATCAGGCCGGCGGCGTCCAGGCTGTTCTGGGCGCGAGGATAAATCTCGGTTCGAATGGTGTTGGCCAGCCTCTGCCCCAGGCCCGCATCCATGATCTGGTCGCGCCAGTCCTGTTTGACCTCGTCCGCCCCCTCGCGGATCGCCTTGGTCACGAAACCGGCGATCTCATCCTCCAGCCCGCGCTCCAGCCCGTCCAGGCTCTCCCGCCCCCCGACCGAATGCCGCATGTCAGACCCTCGATCCTAGGCGCCCGTCACGACGCAGCGCCAATAGCCGTCGCCGTCGATCTCGGGCTCAGCCGTCACTCTCAGCGTCTCGACCGTGACGCCGTCGTCATCCAGCCGTTCGATGATGTCGTTCGGGCGCGGATCCGCGACCCAGCGCCGATGCACCTGGATCATCCGCCCCGTAATGAAGATCTCGGTCGCGCCCAGGCGCGCCGTCTCGTCCCCGTCGAAGGGATGGATGCGCACCTCGCCCTCCACCCCGCTCCAACGGGCGCGATCGCCGAGGTGGTCGTCCACCTCGGCGACCAGGGCCGACAGATGTTTGTCGAAGCCCATCTGCCCTGACCTTAGGGCTCTTCGCCATCGACCAGCTTGGTCAGCAGGTCCATCTTCTTCCAGATCGGCACCGCATTGGCCTGGTACTTCCATTCCAGACCGCCGCCGTGCTTCATGACCTCTTCGGTCATGTGGATCAGGTCGTCGGTGCCCGCCGCCGCGCCGCTCAGCTCCCGGATGTCCAGGGGCGGCGCGACGAAGGTGTTGTGGGCGTCCAGGGTGCCGACCGGATTGGCGTAGCCTTCGGTCGCCGGGATAAGGCGGGTCGTGGTGTCGGAACCCCACATCTTCACCTTGGCCCGGTATTCCTTGAACGTCATGCCGGCGATGGTGATGGTACGGCGGAAGGCGCCGTTCACGTTCTGCCGCTGCTGCTGCAGCAGCATTTCGTACATGGCCGGGGTGTTCTGGAAATACTTCTCCACCGACGGGTGGCGGATCAGCTTGTTGTAGAACTCCGGCGCCACACGCGCCTCGACGCCCGTCATGGTGTCGTTGATCAGGGCGTCTTCCGTGCCGGACAGCACGTCTTCGATGCGACCCGGCACGTCCTCGTCGGGATCGGCGAAGTTGAAATAGACGACCCGCTGGGTGACGCCGAAGATGGCGTACAGGTCGTACAGTTCCTGGTTGGCGCCGTCGACGATCAGGCCCTTCAGGGCCGAGATCTTCATCACCTCCAGGGTGATGTCGAACTTCAGCCGGTTGCGGCGGTGGCGTTCCTCGACCCGGTTGACCAGCGCCTCTTCCGGAACATTGGTCCGCTCGGCATAGGCCAGCCATTCCCGGATGTCGGCCGCCAGGACGGAATCCTCGTGGCTGATGTTCGGGATTTCGAAAATCACGGCCTTGCCCTTGCCGTGGCTCGAGATGGTGGACGGGCGGCCCTTTTCGGTCACGGGCAGGGCGGTGATCACCCCGTCGTGGATGTCGATCCGCACATAGGGGGTCGACAGGCCGCGCGTCGGGAACAGACCGTCGGCGTTGACCTGACCGAAGGTGGTCGGGATGGAGTTCACAAGTCCGCCGTGGTCGGCGGCGGTCAGCGGCAGCAGCGAGGCGCCGGAGGCCAGTTCTTCGGGATCCATAGGGAGCCCTCCTTTTCATTCAGGTTTTGCAGAAGAGGGCCCCCGGAGAGCGGCCCGTGGGTTTGGACGTCAGCCGCTGATGCGCGGCTGGATGCCCAGTTCGGCGAGGCGGGCGTAGGCGGCGGCCTTCTGGGCGTCGGTGACGCCTTCGGGCCAGGCGATGGCTTCGCGGCGGATGATCACCGGGCCGCGCGCCAGGACGGTCAGTTCGATATCGACCCCGACCGGGGCGGCCGCCTCGACCAGGTTGATGCCGGTGATCGTCTGCGAACCGTCGGTTCCCGCCGGCGCCCAGGGCACGTCCTTAGCGACGACGCCCGATCCATAGGCCACGGTGACCCCGATCCGGTCGCCGGCGACGAAATCGGTCGAACCGTCCGCCAGGGTGAAGTTGATCGCGCCGTTGTAGGCGGTCCCGATCACGCCGGTCCCGTCCAGCACGCCGTCCGGACGAATGACCTGGAAGGTCCCGCCGTTCGCCGCCGGTTCGATGATGACGACCTGGTAGACGCCGGCCGCCGCGCCGGCGTCGGCCGTCACCGCGCCGATGGCGCCGTTGCCCGTGCCGACCACCGCAGCGGCGGTGACGGTCGCCGCGCCGATCAGGACCGTGGCGGTAAGGGCGAAGGCGGGGAAGGCGCGCGCCGTGCCGACGCCGCCCCGTCCGACGCGCTTGTCGGTCGTATAGGTCGGATCATACTCCGAATGGATCAGATCGCTGAGGCCGGGCAGGCCGGTCTCGGAAGTATAGGCCTTCATGACGGCCTCCTCTGCTCAGAAAGGTGGATGGGGCCGGATCGCGACCAGCTCCGGCGGGCTGGCGGGATCCGGGCCTAGGCCTGGGCGCCCCGATTCTTCTCGATCCGCGCCTGGACGGCGCCGGACAGGCCCTTCGTCCCCTTGGCGGCGTCCGGCTTCAGCCTGTTGGCTCCGGCCATGACCTGATCCAGGCGGCTGGTCCGGGCGGGCGCGGCGACGGCCGCCGAGGCGCGGAACTGGGCCAGGGTCTGACCCGACTGAATGGCCGCCAGGGCCAGCGCCGGGTGCTTCTTGGCCTCGGGCGAGGCGGCGATGGCCGAGGCCTCGCCCTCGGCCTTGTCGTCGTCGTCCTTATTGTCCTGGGATGCGCCTTCGGCCGCGTCGTCGCCTTCGGCTTCGTCGGCGGGGACGTCCTCTTCGTCGTCGTCCTTGTCGGACGGCGTGTCCTCGGCCGCCTCGGCCTTGGGCAGGGCCTCGGACAGGGCCTTGATGTGGTTCTCGGGCAGGCCGGCCTTCTTGGCGGCCGCGAGTACGGCGGAACGCTTCATTTCACTCTCCTGGGTGGATGCGGGTTTGGATGCGGACGGCGCCGGGCCCGCTGCGGAAGACGCCAGACGCTCGCGCGCCAACTCGCGGATGGTTGCGAACGCCGTGCGCGCGGTCGCCACCGTGTCGATCAGGCCCTTGGCCAGGCCGGACAGCTCCGGATCGTCGGAATCGCCGAAGTAACAGCCGGCCTCGGTCGCCAGCACGGCCTCTTCCGTCAGGTTCGCTCGGCCTTCCAGGACATCGGACACGAACCACCGGCCGCACTGGTCGATCTCGGCCTGCAGCGAGGCGCTGGCGGTTTCCGACAGGGGCTCCATCCAGCTGCCGTCCGTCTTGCGCTTGCCGAACTTGAACGGGGTGATGACGATCCCGTCCTTGGCGAAGGCGCCCGAGAAATCGCAGTGGGTCACCACCGCCCCGATCGAGCCGACGCCGCTTTCGCGGGCGGCCGTGATCTGGTCCGACGCGCTGGCCGCCCAATAGGCGGCGCTGTAGCCGTCGCGGATGAAGCTGTGAATCGGCTTGCCGCCGCTGGCGGCCCGATGGTCGCGCTTCAGGGCCGCCAGTTCGGGCAGACCCTGATCGACCACGCCTCCGGGCGACCGAACCACCTCCCAGATGGCGCCCACGCGGGCGTCGGCGATCATCTCCTCATAGGCGACGTGCAGGGTGTCGTAGCCGTGGTACCAGGTGTCGCCCCAGCCGAAGCCTTCGGCCATCAACGGGCCGTCGATCTCCAGAATCCCGACCCCGTCCTTCAGCACCCAGCCGTAGCCGACCGCATCAGGCTCGCCGACGAAGCGCGGCGCCGTGGCCAGGGGCTCGGTCCGCATTTCGGCCTCGCCACGGCCGGCGATGGCGCGCCGCGCGCGGCCGAAGAAGGCGGTCAGGGGCGAACCCCGCTCGCCGCCGGCGATGCCCAGCTCCCGCGCCAGGGCGGGGACCGAGGCCTCGCGCATCAGAAGGGGACGGCCGGACAGGGCGGCCGCCAGTTGGGCGGGATTTCGCATGGAACCTCGGGGGATGAGGCCTGACGCGCGTCAGGCGGCGGGGCGCTGATCCAGAGCCGTCTGGTGCGCAGGATCGCGGCTGGTGAGCGCAGTTTTGCCCAAGGCGCCCTGGGGATTTGCGAGGCCGCGCTCTTCAAGCGCCGCCTTTTCTCGAGCCCGTTGATCCAGGACCTCTTCCCAGTCCTTGCCCTGATCGTCGCACTCATCTTCCAGGGTGCTGACCCCCGCCTCGATGCGTGCGGCGGCGGCGTCGATTTCCTTGGTCGGATCGATGAAGCCGCGCCCTGGACCGATGCAATGGATTTGGCAGTATGCGTCAACGGCGTCGTAGAAGTCGGGCGCGCCGTCCGGGATCTCGACATAACCCCGGTCGAAGGCTTCTTCCGCCCAGGCGACGATATGAGGCCGGACCAATTGATCCTCGAGCAGGCCCATCAAGGCCACGGTCTCGGCCCAAGAATGGATTAGGGCGGCCCGCGCAGACGAATAGTTCGTCTGCGAATAGTCCATCGACAGTTCTTCGTAGGTCACGCCCAGCGAGGCCGCGATCAGCCGCAGGATGGACCGGACGAAGGCGTCGAAACTGCCGACGTCCTTGGACGCCGTCTGCAGCGTCAGTTCGTCGCCATAGGGCAGGACGGGGATCTGCGCGCCGTTGGCCAGATTGACCGGGTGTTCCTTGTAGTGGTCCTGGCGCCAGGTCTCGAACTCGCGGACGTCCTTGGCTTCGAAGTTCTCGCTGACCGCACCGGGCCCGGCGTTCGACTTCATGAAGGCCACGATCAAGGCGTTGACCGTGGCGCTCTGCAGGGTGGCGTCGGTGAAACGCGACAGGGCCCGAAAACTCTTGAGAGACGAGGCAAACCGGCTGATGCCGCGCGTCTGTCCGGCCCGGTCAGGTTCGAAGACATGAAAAACCTTGGGGCGGCCCCATTCGGTCCACCGCTCGAAGCGGTTCCAGCGGAACTGGCCCGGTCCTCCATAGTCGGTCGGGTGCCGCTCGCGGATATGGTAGGCGTCCGGCGCGCCCCAGGGATCGAACTCGACGCCGCCTTTCAGATCGTCGCGGTCTGGACGGCCGCCTGGATTGCATAGACGATCAGGATCGACCAGGCGAAGACGAGTCTTGTATCGCGTCGTGGCTTCCTCGGCCCATTCGTCGAGCCCAAGCGCTTCGCCGTCTACGACGACGTGGTTGGCGGCCAACCTAAGTTGCTGGCCGAAGGTCAATCGCCGTTCTGCGTCCGACGTGAAGGCGTGACCATAGGCGTACAGTTGATGTTCGGTGCTCAGCTGAGCGCCAAGTTCGCGGGCGGCTTCAATGTCGATGCCCAGGGCACGGGCGTTGGGCCGGAATTTGACTCGCCAACCCCGTCCAACGGCGGCGTTCACCTTTCGGGCTTTGGCCGAGGCGGCGACCGGGTCGTTGCGGACCCGCTCGCGCACCCGCGCCGTCACCGGCGCGCGGTTCGGCAGCCAGTCCTTGTCCGCCGAGCGCAGGGCCGCCGGCCATTCCGCAAAATAGGTGCCCGAACCGCTCGCCCCCTCATAGGCCAGGGGATAGCCGGCCGAGACGGGCTCGGCCGTCATCGCGCCGGCGCGGACGCGGGCGACCTCAAGACGCGAGATCGACCGGCCCGAGGGCGCGACCAGACCGGAAGGGGCGAACGGCGTGCGCATGATCAGGCTTCGGCGGCGGCCTGAGGTTCGGCGACGGCCGTTTCCGGCGCCTGTGACACCTGAACGGACGCCTCAAGCGCAGAGAGCCGTTCGGCCAGAGGCGCGCGGGCCGAGGCTTCGAAGTCGGCGAGTTTCTGAAGCGACACTTCCAGGCCCTCGAAGCGGGCCTTCAGCTGTTCGTTCAGGCTCTCGAACGCGGCCTTGATCCAGGAGTCGTCATAGGCTGGAGCGGCCCCGGCGGGAGAGGCGTCATCCGGAAAAGCGCCGGCGGCCGCCACGGCCGGAAAGGTTAGCGGCTCGGCCAGGGCGCCCACGAAGGCTTCACGGGCCTTGGCCAGGTTCTGCAGCAGCGAGTCCGGAACAGGGCGGCTGGGAAAGCCGGCCAGGGCCGCGACGGCGCCGATCAGGCCGACCAGGGCGGCGACGGCGGGAACCTCGCCCAGGTTGAGGGTCGCCACAGGCAGGCCCTCGGTCGGAGCCTCAGTCGGCGGGGTCGGTTCGGCGGCGGGTGTCTTGGGGGATCGGCTCATGAGGGCCTCCTTGGTGAATGATGTCCGGGTGTGACGACCTTCACCGCTCAGAACCGCCGGCATGCCGACGTCCGCGCCCGGTGTTGACGATCAGGGATCGCAGGATCGCCGGCGCCCTCGAACCCGGGGCAGGGCGTGGGGAACGGCGCGGAGAAGACTTACAGGCGGATGCTCAGCGCGCCGCGACGGCGGATCGGCAGATCCGAGGATCGGGCGGCCAGGGCTTCCAGTTCGGCGATGTCGCGCTCCAGCCGGGCGATGTCGCCCTTGGCGTATTTGACCGTGCGGCCGTTGCTGGTGATCTCGGTGACCTGGCCGCCGGTGCTCAGTCGGCCGTAGGCGGCGCGATAGTCGTTCAGCAACGTCTGCTGTTGGGGCGTCAGGGCCATGTCAGAAGCTCCACTTCCTCTTCGCGGCCTCGACGTCGAGCGAGGCAGGCGCCGTGTTGGCGGTGGCGGGCAGCCCGGACGCCGAGCGGGCGCCCGCAGACGGCGGACGCTCCCACAGCGCCTCGAGGCCCGCCTGCTGCGCCTGGCGACGACGCGCCAGCTCCAGCCAATCGGGTTCGGCGCCGGGAACCCCGATGCCCAGCGAGGCCGCCAGGGCCTTGTTGTAGACCCAGAGGTCCAGTTCCTCGTTCCGTCGGCGGACCCGAACCCAGGCCTCGTCCTTGACGACGCCCGTCTTGCTGTCCTGAACAGAGACCAAGGCTTCGCCCGTCAGCTCCTCGAAGAAATCCCGCTCGACCCAGCCCGGCCAATGCGGACGACGCGGCGCCCGCGCCCCCTTCTCGCCTTCCAGGCTCAGGGGAATGGCCTCGTTCATCAGGGTCCGCTTCAGATCCCACGTCCCGACCCGCCAAGTGCGGCAGGTCACGACCCGACCTTCAGGGCCCTCCAGCTTCTGGGGCTTGCCGGTGCTGCGGCGAAGCGGCGTCAGACCCCAGCCCTTGGCCCCGTCCAGGGCCTTCGACTTCGCGTGCGACGAGCAGAAAGCGTAGACGTGATAGGTGCCGTACCCGGAGTCGACGCCCTGCACTTCGGTCGTGACGAACCCGCCATCCTCGTGCGGCCACCGCCGCCGTTCCAGCTCGGCCAGTTCGGCCCAGATCTGCGGCTCCGACGGCCCGCCCTCGATCCGTCCCTTGTCCACGACGACGTGTTCGGCCTCGGGGCCCCAGGCGTAGGCCGTCCATTGCGCCCAGTCGCCGTTCAGGTCGGCCGCCACGGTGACGATCTCATAGCCCGACGGCACGACGCCCTTGGTCAGCCGGTTGTCCCGCCGCTCCAGCAGCTTATCGACGTCCGCCTGCTGGACCGTGACCTCATAGGCCTCGCCGAAAATCTGCTGATGAAGGGCGATCTTGGCCTCTTCGTCGTCGGCCTCCTGAATCTGTTTGGCGATATAGGCCCAGTCGACCGCGTCTGAGACCACCTGCCAGGCGTGATAGCTGGGCTGACGCCCTTCCAGGGGCCGCGCGCGCCAGGCCTCGTACTCGCCGGCCGGAATGAAGCTTCCCGGCGCCGGATTGGTCGGGTCTTCCGAGGGGAAGCACGGGATCCAGCCGCCGCGCACGCCGTTCGCGGGTTGGCGGTCCGGCCGGCAGGCGGCCACCATGCCGCGCTTGTGCCGGTGTTCAATCACCCCGCCGCAGGACGGGCAGCAGAAGTGCGGCGTCTCGCCCTTCTCCACCCCCAGCATCGCCTCCCGATCCAGCCGGATCAGCACCCCGCCGGGCAGGTGGGCGCAATGCGGGCAGGGCAGATAGAGCCGGCGCTGATCTCCCGCCAGGAAGTCGGCGGTCACCGGGCATCCGGTCGCCTCGCCTGTCCCTTCCTCGGACCGGCGGACAAGTCCCGGCGTCGAATTGTGGAAGGTTTTCGCGCCCGCCAACTCCCACTGCAGCTGGCGCACCTCGATCTGTTTGTGCGGGTCGCCCCGGTCGCCGACCGAGAGGCTCCAGTTCGGCGTCTCCTCCTTCACGACCAGGCAGAAGGTGACCATCTGCAGCGGCTTGGCGCTGGTCGTTCCGAAGAACTGGCCGTAGCCGCCGGGGAACCGCTTGTAGGTGTTGGTCGAGCCCTGCTCGTCCCGCGAAGTGACCGCCCGGATCTTGCGCCGCAGTTCCGGCGTCGCATCCACCAGCGGCTGCCACTTGGTGCGGTTGTACTTCAGGGCCTCGTCGCCGCTCGGCAGCGCCACGCCCCAAGGCCGGGCGATCACCGTCGAATAGTACAGGGTCGCGATGACGCCGACCGTCGTCTTGGCGATCTGCGCCGACCCGACGAAGGTGACCGTCCGGGCCGGATCGTCTGGATGCAGCCGGTCCAGAGGCTCGATCAGATATTCGAACCCGTCCCAGGACAGCTCGCCCTCGCGGGTCGTGCCGGTCTCGCCCGGAATATTGATCCGGCCTTCAGCCCAGGCGCTGATCGTCTGATCCGGCGCCGGCGTCACGGCGGCGGCCATGGCCAAGACCAGCGTCGCCGCCTGGCGCGCGATCTCCTGCGCGGAGAACAGGCTCATTTCAGGCCGCCGCCTGCTCCGGCTCTTCGAAGCCGCCGGCCAGCTTGGTCAGTTCGGCGACCAGATTGTTCAGCAGCTTCCGATCCGCCGTCTTCAGCGCCAGCTCGGCCTGGCGGACGTCTCCTAACCCGGCGATCTCCGTCGCCAGAGTGCGACGCCGGCGCTCCAGCGCCTGGGTGAAGGCCACGCCCATGGCCTCCACCGCCATCGTCACCGCCGCCTTCGACAGCAGCTCGCGCTTCCGGTCCGCAAGATCCAGCTCAAGTTTCTCTTCCTCGAGCTGACGCTTTCGGGACCCCGCCGGCGCAGCCGCCGCCTTCGGCGCCGCCGGCGCAGCCTCGCGACTGTCCAGCACCGATAGCGACTCGCCGCGCGCCTTGATCAGAGCGTCGTAATCGACCTCTTTCACCCGCCCCTGCCCGTCCCGCTTCACGGGCAGATCCTCGTTCCGCGCGATGAATCGCGAGATCGAGGACTTGTTGATCGGGCGGCCCGCCTGGGTCTCCAGCGCTGCCGCCTCGCTAACGCTCACCCACCGGCGGCTCGATTGTTCGAGGAGGAAGGGCTGTTCCATGCCGTTGCACTCCGCGTTGCTTAGCAACACCCGTTGCACCCCTCGCAACATCGCTCACTAGGGAACGAAAACGCTCTGCCGCACCGTATAGCGTTGGGGTCGGGGGGAAGGACCCGCGATCGCGGGCGGCCGACCTAAGTCATTGAGCGGGAACGAAAAACCCGCCCAGCGCGATGCCTGGGCGGGTGGTTGGGATGGCGGGGCTCTGGATGGCTACCGCACTGCGCGTCAGTCTTCTGACGGCAGTGAAATGATCTGGCGCGAATCGCGGCCTAGGAGCGTGAATATGACCGCAGCCCGGTCGCCGTCAACCATCTCTTCGAAGATGACGTCGTAGTCGGCGGTCTGCCCGGCGACCCTCAGCTTGTCGCCCCGCTTGAACCGAGGGCCCGCCGAGCCCCCCTTTCCGTTGTCATTGCGGGCATGCTGCAACACGACCAGGCCGTTGATCTCGCGCTTTTTCAGCTCCTCGATGAACCGGCTGGGGATGGGGCTGGGCCGGGCGGCCTCGCCCGAGCCACGCATGATCACCTCGGTCACGCCCATGGTCGAGAAGACGGCTCGCCAGCGGTCCTGGTCCAGATCCATTTCGATGAACAGATAGCGCGGGATCATAGGGCGCGGACCGGGCGCCACGCCGTTCCGGGCGCGCGCCCGAACAGGCGGCGGGACCATCGGCAGATAGACGGTGAACCCCTGCTGCTCCAGCTGATAGCGGGCGTGCTTTTCCTGGTGGACGTGGGTCACCACCACGTACCAGGCCCGACCCAGGCCGGAGGTTTGAACGGCGGACGCGGTCACTGGGAGAGCCCCTTCTCTGCTGAGCGGGGCGTCCCAAGCCGTACCATCGGGGCGTCCCGTCTATTCTTTTGTTCAATCTCGTAAAAATAACTCATGGGACGCGCGGGACGCATGGGACGCACCTGTGGCGTCATGCGCCTACGCCTACGCCTACGCACGCACACATGAGGCGGACTGAGCGTCCCAAGCGTCCCAGCGTCCCAACGCCCCCTCAAAGCCCCGTCAGTCATGGGTTTCCCCGTGGGACGCAGGGTGGGACGAATCATGGGACGCGGCCTCGGTCCGGCCCCAACGCGGCGGCTCGAAGGGGTGCGGCTCTCTGGGGTCCGCCCCGACCGCGACGGGCCTGTCCAACCAGGGGGTGAGGGGGACGCACAGCACGCGGCTCTGGTGCATGCCGAACCGCTTCGGCCCGTCGCCGGGCCTGGGCGCCACCGACGGGCCGAGGTCCGCCAGATGCTCCAGCACCCCGCGCCAGTTGGCGTACTGCGTCCCGTGCAGAGCCTTCTCCAGGGCCGGGTGATTGTTGGCGACCAACAGCCAAGGCCCTGGCCTGTCGGTCCCCGCATGCCCATTCTCGACGATCAGGCCCCAGGCCTTCAGCACCTTTCCCGCCCGTGCGCCGGGGCTCTCCAGCTCCTCCTGGATCAGCTCGCCTATGGTCAGCGCCCTGTCATGCCCCAGGTGGCCCGAGTTCAGCGCCCAGATGTATTGCAGACACCCCTGTCCTGGGTTCAGCGCCGACGACCGTTCGTCCCGCGCCTGGGCCAGGCCCATCCAGATCCGGGCCTCCTCCCGCGCCTCCTCTTCCGTCAGGGCCGTGTCGTGCAGCAGCAGCCTTCGTCCCGCCGCCAAACTGGCGATCAGGTCCGCCGCCCGTGGCGCCTGCTTCGTCTCGACCAGGGCCGCCTTGATCGCGGCCACGTCGGCCCTGAACCGCTTCGCCTCCCTCAACGCCCGCGCCAGCAGGCCGGGTGACGCGGCCCGCGCCGCCTCGATGGCGGCCTCCAGGTCGTCGTCCGTCGTCCCTTTCCGGCCGTCCAGCCGCCCCATGCGGATCTCCAGCGTCCGCGTCGCCATGGCGTCCCCCAGGGGCACGGGGAAGATGCTGGCCAGATAGGCGCACCCGACGGCCGAGGTCGAAACCGTGCCGCCGTTGATCGAGCCCTTGCGCCCCGAACTGCCCTCGCCCGTCGCCATCCGGCGCAAGACTTCCAGCGCCTTCTCCACCGGCCCCGGCTGGCCGTCCGTGCTGGGTTCGGCCTCGTCCAGGAACAGGCCCCGCGCCTCGCCCGACAGGCTGTTTTTCAGCCCCGCTTCCGAGAAACTGTCCAGCAGATCTCCGGCGTTCGCACTCCCGGCCGCCTGCATCAGGCGCGACAGGGTCGTCTTGCCGGTCCCCGCCCCGCCGCTGACGTTCACGGTCGGCCGGAACCGCGGCCACGCCCCCAGCAGCTGCACCCCCAGCCAGCCGAACAGGGCGTCGGCCTGGCTCAACCCCTCGGGGGCGCGGGGGTCCAGGGGGCTGAACGACCACAGGTTCAGCGCGGCCCTCAGGTTCTTGGCCTCCTTGACGGTGGCGGGTTTCGCCGGCCGCGCCGTCCGGGGCCGCAGCAGCCACAGAGGCCCGTCGATATCCTCGCGCAGGGCCGCCGCCACCGGACGCCAGTCGTCGGGCCCGAACGGCCAGCGCCCCACGGCGTCGCCGCAATGGACGATCGGCCCGTCGTCCCCGGCCCAGACGCCGTAACCGCGCTCCTGACGGTTCTCGTCCCATACGCCGCGCTCGCGGCACTGCCGAACCAGCCACCGCGCCGCCTCCTGCAGCTGGATCTTGCCCTCTTCGTCGCGCCAGTTTCCGAGGAACATCGCCCCCGCCACGCTGGCGTAGATGTCGGTCCTCAGCATCTGGGCGATCCGCGCCGCCTTCTCGCGCCGGATCGAACCTTCGGGCAGGGCGAAGACGACGTCGCCCCCCAGGAAGCCCAGCGGAATCACCGGACAGTCCTCGACCTTGGGGTTGACGTAGGCGGTCGTCCCCTTGTCCGCGCCCTCGGCGTCGCTCTCTGAAATCACGAAATCGTCGCTCACGCCGCAGCCTCGTCCCCGGCGGCTTCGGCCGCTCTGATCATGTCGTTGAAGTCCAGACCCGGCGGCGGGGCGCTGGCCTTCACCCCGGTCTCCGATCCCGGCGCCAGCCGCCGCTTCCACGCTGCGACGGCCAGCCGTCCGCACACCCGCGCTCGCTCGGCGGCCTCGCGCCGCACGCCGATCGCGCGGCTGCGCCCCACCCGGTTCTTGCCGCTGCGCCCCTGGACGGTGATCGGGCTCATGTCGCTGTCGCAGGCGATGTCCACGACGCCCCAGGGGGCGCGGGGGTCCTCGGGCCAGGTGAAGGGCGGCCGCATCGGGTCGCCGGTCCCGCCCCAGACGTCGACCAACACCCCTTCGCCGTCCGTCAGCTCATAGCCCTGCAGCGAATCCAGCGACCCGGCCGCCACGGCCCGCACCGGCAGGCTCAGATCCCCGGCCAGCATCATGGCCCGGCTCAGGGCGTTCTCCTGCCCTTCCGCCACGGCCAGCGGCCCCGGCGCGTCCGGCCGGCTCAGCCAGTATCCGCCGCGCAGCACATAGCCCTCGATCGGCACGCCCCGCGTCCGGACCGGCGGCCCATAGGCGCCGTCGCGCCGCGCCGCCAGGAACAGGCCCTGCGGCCCCCACATCCGCTTCGCCGGCGCCCGGTGCGTCTTGCTGCGGCCGTTGGGGCTCAGATAGGTCGCATGAATCCCGCCGGTCGGCCCCAGCTCGGTCATGCAGATGTTGATCATGGCCGGCAGGCGAACCCCCGCCTCCGGATCCCCGCTGTGATAGGCGGCCGGGTGAAACCTCAGTATCTTCAGCGCCCGGGCCAGCACCGGCCCCCGGATCGCCCGCGATTCGAGATAGGTCTGAACCAGGGTGCCTTCAGACGGCCCCGCCTCGCGCCACAGCCGCGCCGCCAGCTCGGCCTTCCACGCCGCATCGGCCATGGCCTGGCGCTCGCGCGCCTCGGCCGCCTGCGCACGCCGTTCGCGCGATGCCTCGGTCTCTTCCGCCACAATGCCGCCGACCAGGCGCAGCGCCGCGTCCCGCACCGTCTCATCGCCCCGGCCGAACAGCCGGTGCTCCAGATCGACCACGTCCCCGCCGCGCGGGTCGCAGCTCCAGCATTTCCACTTCCGGCCGTCGCTGAACACGGCGAAGGGCGCAGCCTTGCTCTTGGATCCGCAATCCTTCAGCGGGCACACTCCGCGCCACCCGGCCCCCACCTTGGCCAGCTTCACCCGACGCCCCGCCACCTCTTCGCAGCGGACGCGCTCGCGGGCCTGGTCGAACAGACGGTCGTCCATCATGCCCGCCCCTCACACTTGACCAGGTGCAGCGGATAGCCGCGCGGCGGCGGCGTCATCGGGAATTGGGCGGTGAAGGCGTCTTTCAGCCATTCGCGGGGCGTGTCCCGCTCATAGTCGTCGCAGGAATCGACGCCGGCGCGGCGCGCGAACACGCGGGTCTCGACCCGGCCCCGGTCGAAGTCGTCCTGGTTGAAGTTCCAGTATTCCTCGGCTCGGAACCACGACCGTGCGCAGACCTGATGCGAAGGGCAGGCCCAGTCGGAGCAATAGATCTTCGGCTTGCGGCGACCCATCAAACCCGCCCCTTCAGCCGCGCCAGCATCTTCCGGCCCGCCTCGGTCGCCCGATACCGGCTCCCGCCCAGCACGTCGCCGGCAGGCGTGGGGGCCCGCTCCAGCAGACCGAACTGCGCCAGCGCGCCCAGCGTGCCGCCCGGCGTCATCGGCGTCGCTGTCGTCCCGGCCTCGCCGGCGTCGCCGACGATCTTCAGCACCTTCGCCTTGAACGGCGTCAGGTCCTGCCCGGGCGCGATCCTGATAGGCCACTTCGCCATCAACCGGCCTCGGCTTGGCGCACGGCCTCGGCGATACGACCGCAGGCGATGTCGAAATACGCCGGATCGACCTCGATCCCGGTGAAACCCAACCCACGCTTGATCGCCGCCACGCCGGTCGATCCGCTGCCCATGAAGGGGTCGCAGATCGAGGCGGCGTTCATCGTCGCCAGCACCTTATCCATGACAGGTTCGGGCTTCACCGTCGGATGAGCGACGCCGCTGAACCGGCCGCTTTCGCTCAGGATCCACCGCGCCTTATCGGCCAGCGTCCCGACGGGGTGCGCGCCCTCCAGCCAGGCATGGATCCAGAACTCCGTGTCCGGCCGATAGTGCTTGTTCGCCACGGGCAGCGGATTGGTCTTATGCCAGCTGCACACCACCACCCGGTGATACCGCGCCGCCATACGCGGCAGCAGCTCCGCCAGCTGATCATTGTGACAGAACACGGCGACAGACCGGAACCGGGCGGGGCTGACGATCGTGTCGTCAAAGCCCTGGTCCAACCCCTTGGCGGCGATCTGGTCCATGGACGGTCGCGCCTTGCGGAACCGGCCGCCGCCCGACGTCGAGAACTTGTAGGGAGGATCGAACACGCCCGCGTCCTGATCGCCCAAGGTCGGCAGGATCTCATAGCTGTCGCCCAGGTACAGCGTCGCAGGCCCGATGACCTCGACGCGGCTCATGCCGCCACCCCGAACTCGAGCGCATCCGCCAGCGCGTCTTCATGCACGTCGAACAGGTCCGCGACCTCGTGCAGGTCCCAACCCGCCGCAACGAACCAGCCGCAGTAACGCAGCCGGGCAGACGTCATGGGCTTCAGTCTCTGGACCGCCGCCGCGCGCTCGAACGTCCGGACAGACGGCGCCTCTGGCGGCGTGACTGCTTTCGGTCTGCGGCCGACCCTGAACACCCCGCGCATGCCAGACGTGTCCGTGACCGCCGACGCAAGCGCCGAAACAGGCTGGGCGACGGGCTCGACTGTAACAGGACGCGCTTCCGACGCGGCCTTACGCGCAGGCGTCTCCGCCTCCGCCGCCGCAGGAAGAGGGCGCGCATCGCCTTCGCCGACGGGCCTGACGTCGGAGGCCATCGCGGCCGGCGTCACGCCGTTCAACGCCTCGACCACCTCCAGTATCATGTCCGTGGTCACCCCGGCGCGCGACACCATGGACGGCGACAGCTCCGGCCCCGACAGGCGCAACGCCGCCGCCAGAGGACTGGCGACACACCCGGTCCAGCCCTTCAGCGCCGCCCCGGCCAGGATCCGCGCCCGCCGCGCCCCCTGACGGCCGTCGAACACCGCCTCGGGCGCCACGCCCATGATCCGCGCCGCCGCGATCAGCGCGAGGGCCAGCTGGCCCGCGCTGGGCTGGGGCCGACTTCCGAACTTCGCGCGCGACGGCGTCACCCGGCCAGCGCTTCCGACAGAGCCGCTCATCCGTCGATATCCTTCCGTTCACGCCGGCCCCCGGCGTTCAGGGCCTCGCGCGCGGCTTCCGCCGCCGTCGCCAGCTGCGCCTGCAGATCGCGCCGGCCGGCCGTCGTCTCGCCGACATAGCGGCGCGCCAGCTTGGCCAGGACGACGCACGGATTGTCCCGCGTCACCACGCCGGGGGCGCAGGCGTTGCGGGCCGCGTCCGCCACCCGCTTCAGCTCGGGAACCGCCGCCGACGGCGCGCCCTGGGCCGCGCCTTCCGCCGCCGCGATCAGATCGCGCCAGCACCGTTCGTCGTCGTCGGTCATCCGATTGTCCGGCCCGGCCTTCAGATTGCCGTAGCGGTTCATGGCTGGGGCTCCTGGGCCACCCCGCACTCCGACAGGTAGGATTCGCCATCCCGAGGCTCGAAGTCCGAGAAGGCGATCTCCTCGTTCAGGTCGTCCCTCGCCCCCGTAATGATCGGATCACGCACGGCATGGGGAATGACCCCGCCTGTGCCGCCCCGGCTTTTTGGCCACGTCCAGGCATGGATGCGGGACCGGTCCCGACGGGACCATTTCGACAGTCTCTGGACGCCGTAACGGGCGATGAATCGGGCCGCCGGCGTGGGATGGGTCGCGTTCATGGCGCAGCTTCTTGTCAGTGTCGCGTTAATCGCGATATATGTCGCGCGTGATTCGCGAAAATCTGCAATACCAGCGCGTCGCTTTTTTCGCGACACCTTCGCGTATGAAGGTTGAAGACGTGCATCGCCGCCTAAGGACGTCCGGACGCCGCCAGTCTGATCTGGCGCGGCACCTCGGCGTGTCGAAAGACTCCATAAGCCGCTTGATGAAAGGCCCAGACACCAAGGGCGGGCGCCGCATGACGGCGGAAGAGGCTGAAAAGATCGAAAGCTTCTTTGCGGGCGATGAACCCGCCGGGCCCGCGTTCGAGTTGATCGACGTCTATGGCTACGCCCAGGCGGGCGGAGAGGATCGCATCGGCCTGGCGTCAGACCAGGTGATCGATCGGATCGAGGTTCCGGCCGGTCTGGTTCGGGGCCGCGCGATCGGCGTTCGCGTCGCCGGCGACAGCATGGAGCCTCGCCTCTACAGCGGCGAAACCGTAATCATCGGCTTGAACATGTCGCCCCAGCGCGATCGCGACTGTGTGGTCGAGTTCCACGACGGAACCGGGATCGTGAAACAGTACAAGGGTCAGCGCGACGGCGTTGTCTTTCTGCACCAGTACAACCCCGACAAAGAGGTCCGCGTGGATGCCTCAAAGGTCAAGGCGATCCACGCCGTCGCCTATCGCCGTTGAAAGGCAAGGTCATTCAGACCTTTAAAGTCTTTGGCTAGCCAGAGACGACAAACCTCTGGCTCCACATCGCCGCTTATCCATTGTCTTCCGCACTGCCACGACCATTCAGTGGGGAAGGCGCAGCCGGTCTGCAAACGGTAGTAGGCTCTCAGACCCCCCCGCGACTCCGGATCGTCCGACCATCTTCGATAGTCGGAAAGGCTAGGCGCCTCGTCCCAGAACATCACCTGGTCACTCTCCAGGTTTGCGATGAAGGGAGAGGCGCCTCCGTATGCACCCAATCCATTCTTCGAATTTACCAAGCCACAAACGGCGTCGTCTCTAACAACCACGTACTCGAACTTGGCCGAGTAGGGGTCGCGCAGGACCTTCGAAACCAGTTCTCGCGCCTTTGCGCGAGGCGTGCCGGGCAACCGGTCGCAGCCTGCGGCAGAAAAGGTCGCCAACGCTACCGCTGAACAGATCAAACGCTTCATTGCTGCCTCCGCAGACCAAGTAACCACGACATACTAGGGTTGACGTATCGCGAATCGCGCGACATTGTCGCGCCGTTGTCGCGATGATCGCGACGACGCTCCCGCACCGGCGGGGCGCGACACGCCGCATACAGTCTGACGGTCGCCATCCCTCCACCCGCCGGTGCGGGCGCCCTCTTCACAGGAGCGCCCCATGGCCGTCACGCCCTTTTCGCCCCCGCCTACGTCAGTTCCGGACGCGCACGGCGTTCGCGCCCCGTCCCTCTTCTCGCGCCCGTCCCTTTTCTCGCAGCTGGGCTTCATTCCCGACCCCGGCGACGCGCATGATCTGGCGGCGGATCAGATCATCCAGGCCCTGCACCACGGCCCGGCCCGCAGCTTCGACATCGACGGAACCGTGGTCATCACCGGTTCGGTCATGCAGCCGATTGTGGTGGTCCGCATGGACGGACAGAGCTGGAGCCTGCCGACGCTGGAGGCGGCGCTCCTGGCCCTGCGTATCCGGCTTGAGCCGAACCTGCGCGCCGCTGACCTGTTTGCCGACGTCTTCACCCTGGCGGGGCGCAAGGCCGAGGACCGGCTGACCGCCCTGCACGACTGGTCCGCCGGCGTCCGCCCGACCCAGGATGTCGAATGACGCCCCCCGCCGCCCTCGCCGACGCCCGCGACCGCCTGCTGTCCCTGGCGGACCAGCTGGCCGGCCCCTGCATCCTGATCGACTTCGCCCCCGGCGTCGGCCGGGTTCAGCGGGCCGAGATTCTGAACGGCGTCGTCGGCCCGCGCGCCAGCGACGCGGTCCGCTCCATCGCCCGTCACGCGGGCGTGGCCGCCGCCCGGCTGGACGCCGAACCCGACACCACGACCGACAACCCCCACGTCTTCTACGTCCTCTATCAGGAACGGCGCATCGCCCGCGTCTATGGCGTCACCCTGGACGCCTTCATCGACGCGGTTCTCAGCGTCGCCGTGCTGGACAGGCCCGACCGCCGCGCCGCCCGCATCGCCGCCCTGGTCAAGGACGGCCTGTACCAACCGGCGCCAGAGGCCGGGGGGCGGCTGTGATGCGCCGCCGTTGGTCGCCGGCTCGGCGCCCCCGCTTCGCCCGCACCCTGACGCCCCACGGCCTGGGCGCTCTGATCGTCTGCGCCGTCGTCGCCCTGATCTGCGCCCGCCTGTTCGGCGCCGCCTGACACCCCTCGGAGACCCCGCCTTGTCCCATCTCGACACGCCCAATCCCGCCCTCGCCTCAACGCCGCCCCGCCCGCGCCGTCGCCATTCGCCTGACTGCCGCCGCCAGCAGAACAAGGCCATGACCCGCGCCCGCGTCCTGGCCGCCGCGACCGAACGGTTCGCCCAGGTCGGCTATGAACAGGCCACGCTCCGCGCCATCGCGGCGGCCGCGGGCCTGTCCACCGGCAGCGTCTTCGGCAACTGGCCCGACAAGGCGGCCCTGTACCGCGAGGCGCACGGCCATGATCCCTTGACGCCGGAACAAGGCCGGGCGGCCGTGGTCGCCCTGGCCTGGATCGTCCAGGGCCTGGTTCAGGACGGCGACGTCGCCGCCGCCCGCCTGAACCACGGCCTGACCCTGCTGAACCGGCTGGATCCCGACTGGCGCACGCGCGCGCCCGTCGCCGCTCCAGACGCCGCTCCCGGCCTGAACCAGGAGGGCGCCGACCAATGACCGAGCCCAACATCCTGGCCTTTCAGAACGCCGAACTGCTGGCCGCCCTGGAAGACAGCCCGACCGAGGGCTGGACCCGCTCCACCCTGGCCGCCCGCCTCGACCGCGACCCCAGCAACACCATGCGCGCCCTCAAGGCCCTGGCCGAGGCGAACCTGGTCCACGCCGAGCCGATGACCGACGGCCTGACCGACGCCGGCCGCGAACAGCTGGCCGCCTATCGCCGCGCCCAGCACGGCGCCGAAAAGCGCCGCGCGCGGGGCCAGTGGCCGATCGACAAGTTCCGCCCCAACCCGCTGAACCGCCCCGTCCGCCGCGAGGTTTTGGCCGACATGGCCGCCTCCATGCGCGGCCCGGCCGGCCTGGTCCAGCGCGTCATCGCCACCGAGCCGGACGCGAACGGCGTGCGCATGCTGATCGACGGCGAACACCGATGGGCGGCCGCCAAACTGCTGCTGAACCAGGCGTTCGAGGAAGGCGCCGACCTGCCCGACTGGCTGGCCGACGGCCTGCCGTTCGAGGAGGGCCGGGCCGACCCCGCCACCGCCCTGGTCATCACCCTGGTCGCCAACGCCCGACGCGCCGACATGTCGCCCTGGGAAGACGCCCAGCAGCTGCTGAAACTGCAACAGGCCACGGACTGGAGCGCGGCCGAACTGGCCCGCCAGATCGGCCGGGTGAAAGAAGGCGAAACCTCCGGCCTGCGCGACGTCCAGCAAAAGCTGAAGATCGCCCGCGAGGCCACGCCCCAGGCGATCGCCGACTACGAACGCACCGGCAGCTGGGACTCCCTGCGCGCCAGCGTCACGACGCCCAAGGCGCCGACCCTGTCGGATCAGATCGCCGACCACGGCCCGGCGGTGCTGCAGCCTCAGTCTTCTTCCTCGTGGATACACGTCCAGACGCACAGCGCGCCGGTCCACAAGATCCCCGCCGTCCGAGACGCTAGTCTGGCGCTGTTCAAACAGGACGGGGGCGAGGGTGAAACGCGCTACCGGGCCCATTTCCGCGCCGAACGGATGGATTGCCGGCTTTATGTCACCCAGCCGACCGTCGCCGGCACCCCGTCCCTGGCCTATCAGGCGGCCATCGAGGACATGCTGAGGCGCGAATGGCCCGAAGCCCCCCAGACCTTGATTGAGTGGGCCGACCGCATCGCTGGCCCCTTTGTCGTGGCCGGAAAGGATCATCTCAACGCCAGCCGAGCCAAGGAAGCACGCTATGCCTTGGGCTGGGACAAGCGGCAGGCCAACTCGGGCGGCGGATCACGCACGACAGAGGACGCAGAGGATGACGCGCCCTATGTGCGTCCGCATAACCGCACCCCCGTGCCGCCCCTGACCGCAGCCTCGGCGCCGGTGACGTCTGCACCCGCGCCCGCCCCCGCCCCCGCCAACCTCATGAGCGCCCATCTGAAGGGATTGGCCGATGAAGCGGCCGACCAGAGACGTCAGGGCCTGCGCGCCGCGCTGGAGGTGCTGATCGAACGTCTGGAGCCGGTGTTGACGGCGCTGCACGCTGACGACGGCGACGTTGCGATCACGGCCGACGACGCCGATTATTTCCACGACCAGCTGACCGAGGCTGTGCGCTGGGGCGAGGACGCCTTGGCCGCCGCCGGCGCCTTCGACCCCCTGCCGGGTGAAGAGATCGCCCGCCCCGACATAGGCTCCCCGGCCGTGCCGATCCGCCAGAGCATCCACCCCGACTATGTCGTCTGTCTTGAGGACGGCCGGAAGTTCAAGTCGCTGAAGCGCCATCTGCGCACCCGCTACAACCTCTCGCCCGACGAATACCGCGCCAGATGGGGCCTGCCCGCCGACTATCCGATGGTCGCCCCCAACTACGCCAAGGCGCGCGAGGATCTGGCCCGCCAGATGGGCGTGTCGCTGCGGGGCCGCCAATGACCGCCGCCTTCGCCCTCGCCCAGGTCCTGATCACGGCCCATCGGCTGATCCTCGCCCTCACCCACAGGGAGCGCCTGCTGTGACCGTCCGCCCCTCACGGCTTCAACGCCAGATCGACTGGGCGCGGGCCGAGGCCGAACGCCAGCGCCGCCTGGCCCGCCGCCATGCCGCCGACGCCCGGCTGGGCCCGCGCGCCCGACGCCTGGCCGCCCTGGCCCAGGGCGCGGCCGAGGTTCTGGCCGAACTGGCCGCCTGCCCGGCGCCGGCCGCCTGCCGCAACCGGCTGAACCTGTGGATGGCCGAACCCACCCCTCAGCAGCGCGCGGCCGAGAACGCCGACCTGAACCAGGGCTGCTCCGACCAGGACGACGACACTCAGGACGAGGCCGCCTGATGCGCCCGCCCTGGACCGAGGCCGCCGCCCTGCTGGCGGCCCATCACCACCCCGCCGCCAGCCCAGCCGACCTTTATCGCCGGAGACCCGTCATGCCCGCCGACGCCCGCTACGCCGTCCTGTCCGCCGACCCCGCCGCCAAGCCCAGGGTCTTCCCCGACCTGGAGGCCCTGGCCCGCCACATCCAGCGCGAACGCGGCCTTCAGGCCCTGGAGCTGGTCGAGACCGAGGATCTGGAGATCCAGGGCGACCCCCGACCCCGCCGCGCCGTCACCGTCTTCACCCTGGACGCCGCCAACGACCGCGACCGCCTGATCGGCCACGCCTACCTCGACGGCCGGGGCCGCGAGACGCTCCAGGCCGCCCTGCGCCGCAACCGCCTGGTCCTGCCCGCCGGCATGCAGGACGCGGCGTGATGAGCGACACAACCGATCTGATCAACAAAGCCGTCGCCGAAGTCATGACGCCCGACTTCGTAAAGACCCAGGTGGCGACCCGCGTCCAGAAGCTGGTCACCGAAGCGGTCGACGATGCGCTCCGCAGCTACAGCGACATCGGAAAACAGATCAAAGAGGCGGTGACGGCCAGCCTCCAGGTCAACGACCTCAACCTCCCGTCCTACGGGCTCCTCGTCACCGGCATGATCGAGAAACAGGTCAAGGATCACGCCGGCGCCTTGATCGACGCGCGCCTGGCTAACGACATCCGCGAACTGCTGAACATCGCCCCCGCCGAAATCAAACTGTCGGAAATCGCCAGGGACATGATCAAGGACCGGTACGACGACGATGGCTACGGCGAGGTCATCACCGTCATCGTCGAGCACAACGATTACGGCTCGATCTGGCTCTATCTGGACGAAGAGGAGCACCACTCGCGCCGCGACAAATACCAGTGCAGGCACAGCCTGTTGCTGAATAAGGACGGCACCATCAGCAGCGCCCGCCTTGATAAACGGGACATCAAGGACACCCAGCACATCGGACGGAGCTACGGCCTGCCCGACAGGATCCGGGCCTATTATGCGGCCGGGACCAGGATCATCCTGGACGAGGACGCCGTGGTCACCTCGGTCGGGGACTACTGATGAGCCAGACCTTCCCCACCCTCCGCGCCGCCAACCTCGCCCGTCAGGCCGAATGGGACCCCGACGACCGGATCACCCTCGCCTATCGCGGCAATGAAATGGGCGGCGAGTGCGGCGAGGCGCAGAACGTCATCAAAAAGCTGGAGCGGGAACGCCTGGGCATCAGAGGCTCGCGCGCCACGATCCAGGAACTGGCCGAGGAACTGGCCGACGTCGTCATCTGCGCCGACCTGATCGCCATGGCCGTAGGCATCGACCTTGACCAGGCCATCGCCCGCAAGTTCAACCTGACGTCGGAGAACCACGGACTGCAGACACGGCTTGCCGCCCCGCCGCAGCCTCTCGAAACAGTCAGGGCGAACAGCTTCGACGTCGAAGCCTATGTGGCCGAATACGAGTTCCGCGCCGACGGCGAAGGCGGCTGTTACACGCCGAACGAAAAGGAACGCGCCCTCCTGATCGACGCGATCCATGGGGCGCTCTCCGAGATTTCTCTTTCCCCCGCCCCCGCCCCCGCCTTCGACGGAGGGGCGGCGGGAGCCCCTGTGGCGTTCGACTTCCCGTACCAGCGCACCCTCAACGCGATTTCAGACGCGATCAGCTTCCCGTGGGCTGATGACAGCGGCAAGCCCCACACCTTCGGCATCTCCGTGGAGAAGTTCCAGCGGTCGTTCAACGAGAGCACGGTTGGCGGTGAAATCCGTCCGACCCCAGTCGCCGATGCCGACAGGGCGCGACCTGGCGACCTGCACACCGCCATTATGGACGCGATCCACGGCGACCTGATGCGTCAGAACCCCGATGCGTCCGTTGAGGAAGACGACAACGCGACCCTGGCGATCCCGACGCCAAAGGCGTTCCTGACCATCGACGTCTCTTCGCTCGCCGAGGAGGTCCTCGGCGCCCTGAAATCGACCGCCGCTCCAAAAGACGGAGAGGCCGCCGACCATGGCTGACCACACCTACATCGAATGGACCGACGCCACCTGGAACATCGTCACGGGCTGCAGCCTCGTCTCGCCGGGCTGCACGAACTGCTATGCGATGAAGCTGGCGGGCACGCGGCTGCGCGACCACCCGTCCCGCCAGGGCCTGACGGCCGACAGCAAGGCCGGGCCGGTCTGGAACGGCCAGGTGCGGTTCAACGCCCAATGGCTGGACCAGCCCCTGCGCTGGACCAAGCCGCGCAAGATCTTCGTCTGCGCCCACGGCGACCTGTTCCATGACGGCGTCTCCGACGACTGGCTGGATCAGATCTTCGCCGTCATGGCCCTGTGCCCCCAGCACGTCTTCCAGATCCTGACCAAGCGACCCGAGCGGATGCGCGCCTATCTGCAGGGCCGACCCCACTCCCGCTGGCTGGACGCAATCCGACGCATCCAACCGCCCGCCGAAGGCCAGGGCGTGATCCTATCCACGACGAACGGCATGCTCCCCAATGTCTGGCTGGGCGTCAGCGTCGAGGACCAGGCCCGCGCCGACGAACGGATTCCGGTCCTCTTGGACACGCCCGCCGCCGTCCGCTGGATCTCGGCCGAGCCGCTGCTGGGGCCGGTCGATCTCCAGCACATTGAGGTTGAGGCTCCGGGCCGGACCTTTCGCAACGCATTGACCGGCGCAGGGCTCGGCCGAATCGACGGCCCGTTTGTCCCGCTGGCCGACCTTGAATCCCGCTTGGACTGGGTCGTCGTCGGCGGCGAAAGCGGCCCCGGCGCTCGACCCATGCACCCTGACTGGGCGCGGTCCCTGCGCGACCAATGCGCCGCCGCCGGCACGCCGTTCCTGTTCAAACAGTGGGGCGACTACCTGCCCCAGGACCAGACCGACGCCTCAGGCCTGGAATGGGCCGTGGGCCACTCGGACCCGCGCAACCACGACTGGGAACCCCAGGGCTTCGCCAGCATCCGCATCGGCAAAAAGGCCGCCGGCCGCCTGCTCGACGGCGTCCAGCACGATGGATATCCGGAGGTCCAGTCGTGAGCGGACACAGCATCTCGGAACGCCTGGCGATCAATGACGCCGCAATCGCTGCGATGGAGGCGCGCTACGACTGCGCCAGAGACGAAGACGGCCTGACCCGCCTGGACTACGATGAAATCTTCGGAGCCTGCGCAGCGATCGAGCGCCAACAGGAAGGGCGCGCACTCGCGGCGCTGTGGCGCGGCGATCCGCCCCGTCAGCCTGGCCGGCATTCAACCCACGGCACCTCCGAGGTGTTGCAGTCGCACTGGGGCTGGCCAACTTGGCTGCAAGGCATTCGTCGGTTTGCGATCCGTCTTTGGATCACGACGCTCATCCTGCGCGGACGCTGGGGAGAGCCCTGTGGCGACCCCTACGGCGCCGAGGTCTGCTGGTGGGACTATCGGCACGACGGCTATTTTTGGAGCTGCTGGAGCCTGCGCCTTCATAAGGGCGGCAGGGTTTCTGTCGGCTCGGATGGCGACGGCGAGTCGCCCTACTGATGCCCCTCATCCCGCAGCAGCACATGCCGGAACGGATCGAGCGCCCCGGCGGCCTCGATCCAGCCCTGCTGCGGATCATCCAGGCCATGGCGCGCGCCGACGCGCGCCGCGACTATGACGCCGCCCAGGCGTCCGTGGTTCAGGCGCACGCGACCCAAGGCTTGCGTCCGGGCGGCGCCTGAGTCCCTCTTGTCGCCCATGAACCGCGCCGCCCTCTACGCCCGCTACAGCGACGACCGCCAGAATCCGCGCTCGATCGCCGACCAACTGCAGATCCTGTCCGCCACGGCCGAGGCGCGGGGCTGGACGGTGGCGGCCTCCTATATGGACGCGGCGATCTCGGGTCAGTCCATGGCGAACCGGCCGGGCCTGCTGAACGCCGTCGCGGCGGCCGAGCGCGGCGAATACGACGTCCTCCTGGTCGAGGACGAAGACCGCCTGGCCCGCGACGAAGAGCACCAGTGGCACGTCTATAACCGGCTGGGCGCCGCCGGCGTTTCGATCTCCACCCTGGCGACGGTCCAGGTGTCGCGCATGCAGGTGGCGTTCAAATCTTTCATGGCGGCGGAATACATCCAGGTCCTGTCGCAGAAGACCAAGCGCGGCCTGGCCTCCAACGCCGAAAAGGGCTTGGCGACCGGCGCCCGCCTCTACGGCTACCGCACCGCCCCCGGCGGCCTGATCGAAATCGTGCCCGAGGAGGCGGCCGTCGTCCGCCGCATCTTCACCCTCTACGCGGACCAGCAGATGACGCCCCGCGCCATCGCGGATCTGCTGAACCGCGAACACGTCCCCGCCGCCAGGGGCGGCCCCTGGACGGCCTCCACCATCACCGGCTCCGCCAGCCGCGCGAACGGCGTGCTCCACAGCGAGATCTATGCGGGGGTCAAGGTCTATGGCCGCGTCGAACGCCGGAAAGACCGCCAGACCGGACGGCGCCTGTCCATCACCCGCCCCGCCTCGGAGCACCAGCGGGTGGCCGTGCCGCACCTGGCCGTCCTCGACCGGGCGCTGTGGGACCGCGCCCAGGCCCGCATCCTCAGCCGCAGGAACGTCGATCCGTCCCAGCTGGTCAAGCTGCGGCGTCGCCCCGGCCTGCTGACCGGCTTGTTGAAGTGCGGCCGGTGCGGCGGCTCCTACACCTCGCTCAGCGCAGGGCGGCTGGTCTGCGTCAACTATCGTGAAAAGGGCGCGACGGCCTGCACCAACAACCGGCACGTCTCGCGCGCCATGATCGAGCAGCGCGTCCTGACCGGACTGCGCGAACGGCTGCTGGCGCCTGAAGCCGTCGCCGCCTACGTCCGCGCCTACCATGAGGCTTGGCGCGAGCGGGCGGCAGAGAACGAAAATCGCCGCGCGCCTCTGGCCCGCCGCCTGGCCGAGCTGGATCGGGCGATCGACCGAGGGTCCGACGCCCTGCTGGCCGGCCACACGCCGGCGGCCGTCATCGGCCCCAAGCTGGCCGAGATGAGCCGCGAGCGCACCGAGATCCAGCAAGCCCTGGCCCAGGTCGAGGCGGACGCGCCGCCGCCGGTCCGGCTTCACCCCCGCGCGGCCGAGACCTATGCGAATCGCATCGCCGACTTTCAGGCGCGCCTGGCCCAGGCCGGCGACAGCGCCGACCCGGCCGAGCGTGAAGTGGTCGACGCCGTCCGCGACCTGATCGCCCGCATCGACATCGAACCGGTGAACGCGGAACCGCGCGCACCGGTGAAGGTCACGCTGCATGGGGATTTGGCACGATTCGTGCGCCCGAACGCCGCACCCACCGAATGTGGGGGTAAGGTGGTGACTGGAGGCGGGATCGAACCGCCGACCTGTGGGTTATGA